GACCTCACAACGGACGCGGGGGCGACGGGCTTCGCCTCGTCTGGCGGGCACCGCCTCTGGGTGGGCAACGCCACCCCGGGCAGCGCGCCGTTCCGCGTGACGAACGCGGGCGTGCTCACCGCCTCCGGGGCCACGATTACCGGCGGCATCACCGCCTCCTCGCTCACCATCACGGGCACCGCCACGTTTAGCGGCGGCTCCATGACGCTGCCCAATGGCGGTTCGATCACGTCTTCCGCAATGGACCTGAACCAGGGCACGCTCGCGAACCTTACCGTGGACGGAGATATCACGGTTGGCACTGGCGGGAAGATCAAGTTTGGTTCAGGAGCGGCAGACTATCTCAACAACAATATCCTTCACTTTGAAGTAAGTTCTACCGAAAAAGCCGTAATCGAATGGAAGAATTCAACTAATACCCCATATGGAAGAGTATCTGGTAACGCTTCTTCTGCGGGGGCAAATTCCTTAATTTATGCAGATTACAATGGAAGTGTCAAAAGCTATGCAACATTTAATGGGGCATATAATGGGATTTCGACACTTGGCGCATTCGACCTTTATGCAATAAGAACCGGAGGAACGCAAGAAGCACGCCTTCAAGGGTACGCCGATTCGTCCACGCAAACTGTATCTGCGTACGTGAACGGGCAAAGTGTATTTGCATTTTCAAACACTAACCATTTTACCAGACTAATGGATAGCGCCGGAACCTACCAATTCCAGATTAGAGATTCAGGCAATGTCAGTGTTTTTGCAGTTACTTCAGACGGAGATCTTGTTCGCCCTATTGCAAACGATGCAACCGCACTTGGCGCATACTACGGAAGAGTACCAATATATATAAATGGTACACTTAAATACTTAGGCGTATATAGCTAATATCAATAAACAACAGGAGACATTTTATGACTGAAGATATGAACAACATGATGCAAGCCTTTGGCAGGGTTGAAACTAAGATCGACATTGTTTTAACAGACATTGTAGAGCTTAAACATAGAGTCACACTACTTGAGGATGCAGAATCAGAGCGGCGAGGTCAGATTAAAGGAGCTAAATGGGTTATCGAGGTTCTTAAAATGCTTCCTGTTGCAGCCGTCGCGGCTATACTTGGAAAGGAATTAAAATAATGTCTGCACCTGATAGTTTTATATCTAAGCTTTTATCCAGATTTAATTTACCTGTCACTCAATGGCGTATGGAATTTATACGTTATTGGGCGCTTCAAGAAGGTATGCCTTATGACTCTAACGAGATGAAGAAGATGTATCCGTCATTACCAGCGGTTGGTACTTATAATCCTCTTGCGACCACAATGTTACGTCCTGATAGCCGTACGAATATTTCATTCGACATTGGATACGGACCGGGCAATTGGAATTCAATTCCAGTTCGAGTGTATGCTGATGAGGATGCAGGAGTGGATGCCACGTACCAAACTCTGAAATTAAGCTACTATGTAAACATAATACGGGCTCTTCAAGAAGAACAAGTGAATACTCAGATGATCGGTCCTCAAGATTTCGTTTCTTGGGTTGGCAATGATGTATACGGCTTAAGAGTTTATCAACATATGAAAGAATTTGCGAAACCAAGTCCTGCTCCTGTAGAAAAAGAAGTAGGCTTGACTGTAGATGAACTCAATCAAGCCTTACTTATTAGATTTGCCTTAGCTCAGTATGCCACCAGATTAATAACAGTGGCATTTGGTGATTATGAAGAAGCAATTAAGCTGCATAATCAACTTAAAAGATACTTTTAGTTCTACTTATCCTTCACAAGGATAGGCTTGATATCAAGTGCCAGTGGTTGATCGGAAGTAAAGTACTTAATACTTCCGATTTCAATCATGGCATTTGTGTTCCAGTCAAAGAAGAACATGGAGTTACATGCAGCACTTGCTGAACCTCCGCCATAATACATTCCATCAAATGATGGTGCAGTAAGGATTAAGTCTCCCTTTGGCCCGTTGTAAATACCTTCAGTAGAACTAAGGAAGTTGCAAGAATTAATAGGTCTCGTCTTGCCAACATAGTAGCCAATAGGGTTACCGTTGTCTCCAAGGATGTAGATAAACCAAGGATGGTTAACCAAATCCTGTCTCTTCGAGAATTCAATAAGTGCCTCACGCTGAGGGAAGTTTTCCAACTTTGGATTAGGAAATTTCTTCTCAGCAAGAGAGAACGAATTGTTTCTCTGTTCGACGGAGCTTGATCTGCCGGAAATATCCCCCTCTGAGCAGGAGGCCAGCATGATAAAGGCACCAGCAAGAAAGCAGGTCCAGAAAAAGAAGCTTAGTAAGCGCACTTGGTTTTAACTCCAGTATAATTTGTTAATGGAATTTGAAATGGCAGGTCAGAGTCTCTGAATTGCCCTTCTGTATAGTTTTTACTGGCATCGGCATTATACTGATTAATACTTCCTGCTCTAGCAGATTCAACCCCAGCAATAGCTATGATAAGTCTGTTTACTTCTGCTGGATCATTTGTCTGGTCTTTTGCTTTCGTAAGAAAGTCTATTTGAGATTCCGTTGTCTGGATAGAAGCGCAAACGTTAAAGAAGTGATTGTAATTAACAATCCGGCTGGCTCCAGATTTTATCTGTTCGTTAGCATTGATTCTGCCTCGAATATCAGCAGTATAATACTTTATAGCCCATGCTGCTGCTATGGTAGTAGTGAGGATTACGATGGATAAAAAGATAATTTTGAGTATCTTAATATTCAAGATCGGCATTATCCTCCTCATAGATATTATTAAAAGTAAGCTTCCAATGGAAGAACTTAACTATAGAGAATAGCAAGAAAGCTATAGTTATAATAGGGAGAATAAAGAGTCCCTTAATTGGATCAATAATGACTACAAATACTAATCCAACTAAAAACCCTGGAATAGCTAATAACGCTAACAGTAATATAGCCATCTCTATAGATGCTAAAAAGAAATTACCATATCTAGTCATGCTTAACCAATAATTAAAATCGACTTTCAGATTCTTCATATTCCTCCTAATCACTTATCTCTACCCTCCTACCTACAACCTCACACGGCACAGTGTAGCAAACGGCTATATACATGTCAAGGGGTTACTCCTTCTTGTCAATAAGTTGGGCAATGTCAACTACAGTAGCCCCGCCATACCCGGTAGATTTAGCAAATTCCGAAAAGTCCTTAAGGAGATAGGTAATCTTATCACTAAACCTCCCTTTAGTGGTTCCTAAGTCCTTCCAACCAAGTTTAATAAAGTGCTCAGCGGTCTTAGGGTCGGTGGAGGCGGTTACTACCCTGAAGTTGTTTGCTACGCAAATATTCTTAGCAATAAAGTCTTGCTCCTTTGCAATCCTGCTATCAAGAACTCCCATTGTCAACTGAGAACAATTACGAGGAGTATGGTAAAATTCAGCATAAATACCATTGTCCGTCTTAATCCTAATGCCCGGCCCCTCCCACTGGGGCTTAGAATAAGAAATTTTACCAATTTTCTTTTCAATACTTGCGTCAGGAAGGGCGAATTTCCCTTCCTTCATTGCAAGAAGCATATTCTTGTTCCACCAATATTGAGTTTCCATGTAATCAATACTAGGCATTTTATTGACTCGTACTCCTTTGTAAGATATAATGCATGTATGACAAAAGCAGAAAAGTGGGCAATCGTTGGAGATACCCAAGTTCCCTTTCACGATCCTAGGGCGGTTGAATTAGCAGCTCAGGTTATTGAGTTTTTCAATCCTGACCATCTGGTAGAGAATGGCGATATGATCGATTTTTGGTCTATCTCTAAACATCAGCCTCGTCGTTCTGAATTAATTCAGTCTGTTTCTCTTCAAGAGGAGATTGACCGTACAATCGCTGTTCAAGATATTTTATCGCGTCGTGTGAAAAGAACTTGCAAAAAACACACGATTGATGGGAATCACGAGGACAGGCTAGAGAGGTTTCTTGGCTCTGGTTCTCAGAGCGCCTTAGGGTCTCTTCGGTCACTTCGCATACCCGAAGTATTTGGGTACCGTAAACGCGGATACTCGTCATATCATCCCTATGGTGAAGGTATCTGGATTACAGATAACTTATTTACTTATCACGGAAACTGTGTTTCAAGTCAACCGGGAGATTCTGTTAGAAAAGAAATAACTAACCTTGGCGCGTCAGTTATCATGAATCATGTTCATAGAAGAGCTGACATAAGATTTAAGCAAGGAAAGCATGAACATAGAGGAATTGAAAATGGTTGTTTATGTCAACTTGCGTCTAGTTATAGAGCTATGACTAACTGGGCACATGCCCTAACATTAGTTCAAAAGTACGATGAAAAACACTGGACGGCAGAAGTAGTTGACATAATCCATGATGGAGATATGGTATACTCTATGTATAGAGACACTAAGTTCAGCGTGAGTTCAGATTACACAGATGGACTTTCTCTTCCGTGGAGACCTGAACAAAATCTGTTATTTGAGGTGAATGATGGAAGTTAAATTTAGATTAGTTGCAGAAGTTTTGCGCTTTTGGCGTCAGGACGCAGAAGAGCGTGCTCTTGGGGAATTCATACTTAACTTACTTGAGTTAAGCCCTGAAGACGTTTCCAAGATGGAATTGAAGGAGATTGAAGATGTACTCAAGTCCTACAAAGACAAGCGCTTTAACTGCACTAGATGCACAGAAGTCGAAGCCAGTAAAACTGAAGGTTTTGAAGCAGAAGCCGAGTCTGACGCTTCGGAAAAAGAAGTTGAAGAAACCGTCTCGGAAGAGCCCCAAGAAACCTTAAGTATTAAGACTAGAATTAGGACTTATAAGAAGAAGGACGAGAAGTAGTATTTATTCTCATTGAATGTCTCTTTATCGTCTTAAGGAGATAAGAGCTAGAAACACCAATGGCTTTAGCAAGATCCTGTTCTGTTTCGAACTTTCCGTAACACCAAGCATTCCATATAAATGCATCAGAAGGAATTAAGGGGTAGGGGTCACTATCTTCACAAGATAGTGCATCCCCTGCTTTGTAAGCGGATGAAATAGTGCCATGATTAATGCACCATCGTTCATCTGACCGCTTATCTACAATCAATAAGCAGTTTGTATTACAACGCAATGAGATGTTCTATCTTGACGCTGCCGTCATCGTTAAAGAATGCTTCTAAAGTAGGGAGTATTACCTGCAAAACAGGAGACAACTTACCTTCATTAAAGTAGGTATGAAGTCTTACGACTTCGTTAAAGGCATCTCTAGGAGTTGGCCGGATAGAGGTTAGTTCTTCAACCTTGTTATCCTTATCGTCTAGCCAAGCAAATTCCCACTGATTATCATCAGTAAAAGAGAACCTGCCTATCCAAATACTGCCCTCTACTTCTCCACCAAACTCCTTACCGTGCAAGGGTGGGTATTGTTTCAATAAACACTCCTTTAATTTAAATGGAGACTGAGGCTGGTTAATCCCTAACCATTTAACGAATCATAAAAGCAGGCACCAATGATTCTGCACCTCAGTGATTATTTACTTATTGCTGTTCTTGACAACCTTGACAGCAATGGAAGAACCGTTCTTGTTCGCCGTGAAAGTCTTCTGGTTGAACTTGTAGGGGCGGACATTAAGAACAGTGACATCCGTAGCGATATCAAAGTACGCCTTGGGGTTAACAAAGGCATCAAGACGAGCGAGAATGCTGCCGTCAGCATTGGTGGAAACCACCTTATCAAGACGGATATCGCCTTCATAATCATTAAGGAAGTCAGAAAGCTGAGCAAGATTATCAAAGCGAACTTCAGCAAAAATAAGACCGTTCATTTAGTTTTTATCCTCTTTCTTTTAGTGACCACAACTTGTAGTAGATCGCGTTTCTGGTTCTGCTTAATTTAGATGCTATCCTAGAGATAGAAACACCACTCTCATCTAACTGTAGAAGTAATGCCGTTTCTTCTTGCGACCAACTAGAGCCGCCGTTTTCGGCCTCATATGTATCTGAGGGTGTTTCTACTGCGTCCCATGCCTCATTTTCAAAATGCATAGTCCCGTGTATTATGCAAACCCACTCATTGTGGTTTTTAAGCATTTTGCGATTGCAAGGACTTTTCATGAACTCTTTTTGAAAAGGGCAGGGTGGATGATTTTTCATCTATATATTATAGCAGAAAGGGCGAATTAGTCAATACCGGCAAGCCGGGGACGACCGAGTTCATTCCAGATAGAATATGTGATAGGGCATACTTCTTTGAATGCTAATTCCACCTTAGACGCTGCCTCTTGAATTTCTCTTTGAGCATGAGGAGAATTCCTCAACACTAAGAAATTCACAAGATTCCTAAGGTCAATACCCCACATAAACCGTGTGTAAGTATTTAACGGAAGATTAATACGAGCTACTTCACGCGCAATGCCTTGGGCAAGGTGCATTTCGTAAATTTCATATGCTTCTAGCGACTTAGACATCAAAAGGTCTATAAAGTTTTTAGTAGCATCCTTATCGGTTAACGACTCGTAAGTATAGGACATACGTTTCCCAACCTGTGTCCTAACATCTTCTTCTTTAGGAATCCAAAACTTGGGTTCATAGGTTGTATATCTGCCACTCGCTTCCGAGAAGGACGAGAACCTATGTTTAAACCATTGCCGAGCAATAAAGATTGGAACTTCAACATTGAACTCAAATCGAATTTTTTCGAAAGGAGCCCCATGCTCGTCCCTGATTAAAGACCTGATTAAACCTGAGTCAGCAGGCTCGATAAATTCGGTGTGCTCGGTGTTTAGAGACATTCTAGCTGCATTAACGATTCTTAGGTCATTGCCCATTGAATCGATAAGAGTAACGTGCATGTCAGAGCTGAATTCTACCATTTAAGTAAGAAGCTTCTCTACAGAAATGTCAGGATAAAGCTTAACCAATTCATAGTAGCCGGATTCGTCGGAGTAGTTAATGGACTGGCGAATCTTAGATGCCAGTTGAGAGTTAGCATCAATTAAACCGTTGTTCTTAACGAATTCAATAGCAAGATTCGTTGCATTCCAGACCCAATAACGAGTCGCAGTATTCCAAATCCAGAAGTTACTAAGAGTACGATACTCTACACCGTAGGGCTTATATCTGAAAGCACCAGCCTTTCCATAAAGCTTGCGACGTTCCTTATCCTTATCAAGAACAAGGGACGGAACACCAAGGAAAAGATCCATTGCGCGAATGATTGCATGAGGGTCAAGCCCTTCAACCCCGCCGACATGAATATGTCCGCCACAAGTTCTGAAAGAAGAATCTTCCGCTTCTGGCTTATCATTAATGTCTAGTTCCCATGCATCAAAATCAGGTTCGCATCCGAACTCTAACGCCTTATAATGCTCAAGCTGGCTTGATGGGAAATTACCACTAGCCTTCGGAGTAAGCAAGAGATCATTCTCGATTGCAAACTTTGCAACGAAATCAATCCCTGTTTCGACGTTATGATCAAATGCTTCAAACATGTCCGCTGGAGGGATATTAAACTCAGCGGCTACATTGTCTTCGAGAATAAAGAATCCATTGCCAAGAGACTTTGGTTCTTCTTTACTCCCTCCGATCTTATCGATAGCGCTGACAAAATTGTCAAGTTTGTCAACAAAAAAGATTTCTGGATCTGCCCCTAGTGTAATTGTCATTTTACCTCTTAGAAGATAGTGGGTCCAATGTCAACGGCATCACCGTCGATATACGTTGACTCAGTGGCAGCAGGAAGCTGCTTTTTGATATTGTCACCCCATTCATACGAACGGCTGACGTTTTCCTGCCTAGAGTATCCATTGTTGTCAGACTTCCAAATCGTTGTACCTTCTTCCTTTGCAATTTGCTCAGAATATTCTAAGCTTAATTCACGAAATCCAGTAACACCAGAGAAGACGGCGAGAATATTTTCAGTAGTTTTACTACCCTTATATACCCTCAGGGTCCCAACAAGAGCGTAATCGGAAGTGTATTTGGAATTAGGAGAAGGAGGGGACCAAGGCCCAAAGGTTACCTTGCTGTCGTCTGGGATAGAGATTTTAAATACCTTATCGCCAAAAACTAATAATTCTCTAGCCATTTTCCTCCAATTTCTTCTGCGAAACGCACCAATTATAAGCTCTTTCAAGAGCTGTATTTGCGCCAGTGAATCGACAGTACTTGTCCTTACTAGAACAGAGAGCCAAGAAGTAGTGGCGCTCGTAGGGCATGTCTTCTTTAAGAAGAGAAACATGAGTCTCTCCACCGAATGGGACCAGATGATTCTGATATCCGTGCATCTTAATTTCTTCCATTCCAAGAATGACTTCTTTATCACCTGCACTGATCAGGCGATAATGGTAAACCTTTGGCTTATAACCAAAAGACTTGATAGAGTCAATCAGTTCTGCGTTATTCATTTAACACCCTTATAGAAAAGTTTTTCGATATATTTGTCGGTATGAACCGAGAACATAGAATTAGCCAGCTTCTCGAAGCTTGTAGTTATTTGGTTATCCAGGTCGTATCTATGCCTGCTAGTGATTTTGGTTTCTTTAACAGTAGAATCTTTTACTGATTGGAAATCTCCTTTATTAACACTAAACGTAACGACTGGAGTCTTAGTCAGTGTTCCCATTATCTTCATAAGATTTACCAACTGAGCCTCAGTATTGTTTGCTGTAAAAATAAGATAATACGCATCCATAATTCCGCAATTATAGGCACGCATAATAAATCTAGCTGATATCGGAAGGGATTGCTTCGTTGGCGTGTACTTAGCGTAATAAGCAGGAGGAAAATCCTTTCCTACTCTTAGCTGGACAAATAGTTCTCCTTCTGGATCTATATTTAATACTTTAGATATCCTTGAGAGGTCTATTTTTGATGGAGCCAAATTCTCTGACGAAATTTTAACATATTCGTTAGCTACGTGCTGATTAAGAGTATATAAACCGTACACTTATTTTTTCTTCGTTTTCTCTGTTAAAGATTTAATCCACGTATCTATGTCTAGATCTTTAGGGAAGATTTCAAACATGATAAAACGGCGAGCGTTTTGGCCTCTTGTGCCATGAAACGTGAAGCAGATAATAGGCTCTCTATTATCTCCTTGTTTCTCGCGTTCTCGGTTGGCGTCATGTTGTGCAATTGCCTTTCTGAATTCCGCAGAGTATTGTTCAAGCTTTCTATATTTATGCTCCACAACACACCATGCGGAACTAACATCAGCATGACTAACTCCTTGAGAGGCATGTCTAACACCTCCCAAGAATTTAGCCCACCACCTTTCTGCTACTTTGTCAGGCGCGTCAGGAATAAATCACCTCTCTCTAATTGAGACAATAGGACAAAACACGTCCTGATTTTCATGCATGACAATGCAAGAAATTCCATTAAGAGTCTTAGTGGAGTATCCTGCTTTCTCCTGAAAGAGATACATCCAGCCCGGAACAATAATAATGGTCAAGATGGCGGCAGAGAGTATAAGACTCCACATTAAAAACCAATGCTTAAAATGCCAGTCCACTATTACTCTCTTTCCTTGCAATAATATCTATTCTCCCCCTTGACAAGAGCAACTTTACCAGTTGACCAAGAAGGAGCATTAAAATCAACAGCCTTTTCCCAGTAAGAACACTGTTTCTTACCCGGCTGGAACTTATTGTCGTAGATTGCACGAGAACCGTGAACAGAACATTCCCAAGTAGGCTTACTAGAGTCAGTGCTTCCAGAAGTTTCAGTTCTCTTTCTGAATGCGGGATTAATACCATGCTGCTGCATCTGTCCTAAAACAAACTGAAGAACGCCGATTTCAACATTTCCAATTCCGATAAGTCTACCGTCTTCATCAAGGGTAGAAAGATCGGAATCGTAAATATTAAGATGGACCGGGTATCCTTCTAAGTCTCCGTGGATACTGAATCGAAGCTTGTCAGCTTCTGTCATATACATCTCCTTTATCCATATTTTATTTACAGGATCCCATCCTGTTATTTCAGCTATTCTCTCGTTCGTCCAGCGACTCATTGGAAATATCCTCTATAGTCAATTCTGGAAAGTTATCCATTCTCATTGGTACAAAATATGCAACGCCATTATCATAATCAATTATGTCTAATATATATGCACTATCTTGCAGCCAATGGACAGAATCGTTCGTTATGATATGAGGTAAAGGATTTGTTCCGAGGCTCATTAATTCCCCATCACGCTTACCTCCGTCAAATTTAAGCAGTTCCACTTTCACATGCTACCCTCTTATTACAACCACCACAAGGATTAAAAGCACCTGTTTTAACCTTGTTAACCCCACCCCAAATATCAGAGGGAATTACTTTAGCTTTTTCGAGTTCAACCCATGAATAATCATGAGCTAAATACATTGCTGGCCCGTACTCTCCACTTCTAGCAATTGCTAATTGTTTAGCATTAATATCAATTGCCTCATGAATTAGTTCAGGCTCAGGTCTGATTAGTTCAGTATAGAAAGTTAATGAACCGTTGCCCTTAGGGCCGAGATATTCATCATTTTCAAATACTTTAACTATATCCTTAGCAGCCACAATTATCAGGGCTTGTTTGGCTCCAGAGCCAGCCATTTCTAATTGAGCCTGTAAATACCATGACGGCTGTAACTTTCTTATTCCCTCAAAAGGAAGCCCCGGAAAACCAAACCTAATCCACTTTCCTTTTCTCTGTCCAGACATTTTGTAGGCAGATGATTTAATCGAAAGGACGGTTGGTTCGCCAAGGATTTTAGTAAAACCATCACTCTTAGAGGCCATGACGGTGGTGCCATTAGAGTCCTTGACAGAAACTTCTTTTTGGAATTCTACGTCATAGCCACATGCGATAAATGTTGCTAGCGTTGCTATTTCTACAGTATGGCCAAGCCAGAATGTAAAATTAGTAGAGCCAGATTCTTCGTACTGAGCACCAGAGACGTAATTAATTGCATTAGCCCTAGTGCATCCAGCAGCTTTGGACATTCCAAATACTTTTTCTCCGTCTACTATATTGGAATGTACTTCAACTAATTCTTGGTTTTTCTTGGTTACTAAGTCGGCATAAATATTAATCCATTTATGCCATTCAGGATCTTCAGGACGGCCGTAATGATCCTTCCACCATGTCTCCATCTTTCGTGCTAACGGGTGACCGAATAAAATATTTAACCTCCTTATACCCTAAGCGTACATCGTCCATGTGTTGTCCGAAAGTATGCTTAACACCCCATTTGCAGAGCATGCACTTGTTTTCAAAAGAGGTATTCAATTGATTCCTGCCTCGTAACTGTTCGAATTCGGACCTTGAGAAACCCATGAATATTCATGAGTCTCTTTACTTCGCGAGAAACAGATTCCCAGAGAGGGTCCGAAAACTTCGCAGCAAGCTTCCAGTCGTTTGGATCTGGGTAATAGGTTTGGTTTGGAAGGTATTCAATATACACTTCGACAAACGGCCCCTTCACCCACTCTGGCTTACCGATTTGAGTACCTTCTGTATTCTCCATCTACTAATCCTTCCAGTTCATAATTAGAAAGCGGAGGAGAGCAGTACATCTCGTTCCAAGCTTTCATTAGTCCCATGATAAAGTCTGGATCTTGTTTAAAGAAACGTACAAGCAATCCACATAGTTGTGCTGCGCGAGTATTACGCGAGCCCTCGTGATTTACTTGACATAATTCTCCTGCCCATCCAATAGGACGAGTAGTAGAAACATGCCTGTCTGCTGCTCTAAAAGTTGCGCCAGACTTTAAGATGGCTTTAACAATATCATCCACTTTGTAGCTGGATGGTGCTGTTTCTATGTGGAATTCATATTTCCTACCGGAAACATGTCTAGAAGGTGGAGCTACAACATATCCACCATCAGCTTTTATATGATGAATATGGTTGTTTATAGAGAAAATAGTTGTTCTTGTATGTATATCAGGTCTGTAATAAATATGATACCCTTTTCCAGTTTTTACTGTGAGTGTATCAGTTAAAAACGGAGCCTGAGAAACAAGTCTTCGGTATGAGTCTTCATCATCTATATCCAGTACATTAAGATTGGATATCTGCCCTGTGATTATTCCAATATTAAGATCTTTGTTCTTAAACCAATTCTCTATCTCTTCATCTGTTGCCTTTCTGGTTTGATAAGCAATCCAAGTAGAGATAGCTGGCTTTTTCCCATCGGATGTACCAGAACCGATAGGTGCTGTGATCGGGATTACATTAAATCCCATCCTTTTATAGAATGTAAGAAAATCGTTCATACTAAAACAGGCTCTCCGTTTTCCGGCTCTTCGTCTATATCAGTCAAAGAGACAGAGCCATCTGGAGAGATTGTGTACACGTCCTGTTTTTGCTGCGACTTAGGAATGGCATCTCGTGAATACTTGCCATTGATAAATGCCATAAGATCAAATCCTATGCCCTTTGGCCCGCATTCACATAACGCACTACAATAAGTCATTTTTAATGAGGAGGTAGGCTTCTTTGTATAGTCGTACATTGTGCCGCAGCCACTACATGTTGCTAACGGCAAGATCCTCTTGTTCCTTTTTCTTCTTTTTCGCATCTACTACTAATGCCCACCACTTATCTTTAATATTTTCAGGAACCTCTGGAGAAGTGTACACAAGTATGTCAAGGGTTTGAATATCTTCCATAGAAGATAAACTGTAAAGAATAGATTTTAAGCTAAAAAAATCAATTTTCATTATCTGCTCTTTTCCAACTTATCAGGTTCTACGTACCGAGCATTGTAATACTTATTAAAGGTATGAGCAGACGACACTTCTTTCATAATTTTCTTAATAGTGTATTCCGTTTCTCCAGTCTCCTTTGCAAGCTTGTCTAAGATCTTACCGCAATCTATGCACAGCAGATCCATTGCGTACTTATCCTTGAGAGAACTAGTAATTAAGTCACTCTTGCAATACAGGCAAATTGCATAAGTCTTTATCTTTGACTTATCCGAAGTATTGGTAGGAGCAATCGTAGGTAAAAAAGAAGTAGCCTCCCAAGAAGCTGAATTAGTCCTTGAACGATCCTTGAAGTTTTTGAACATATCGTTCGAAAACCAACGATTGTTATCGTCGATTCCACTAGACTTATTATAAATAGTGAACGCCCCTCGCTTATCAAGAAAGATAAGCTTGTTATTCGTACCGATAAAATCGATAAGAAACGTTCTGATTGTATTGTTGTTATTGAAGTTACTAGGAAGAACGCTAAGGTAATCCTCAACAAATGTCTTTGTATCAGATCTTCCGTCAGGCTTTCCTTCCTTCTTAACAAGAGGAACCTTATTGAGGGTTCCGTTATGCGCCATCACATAGTTTGGATTTACCTTAAATGGATGGCAGTTGTCTACATTAATTTCGCCATGAGATGCTGCCCTGAAATGAAGTATGAAAGGACTATTCTTTCCATGCTTAGAATGGTGATAAATCCAACTAGCACGAAATTCATCGTAATCAAGAGACTTAACAGTAACGAAATTGCTGTTCTCGTCGAGATAACTGAACCCGCCTCCGTCTGGATTAGAATTCCAGCACGTTTCAAATTCCTTCTGAGTAATCTCAGAACCAGAAGGAAGGGCACACATTACACACATTATTTGAACCTCTTGTAGTTAATGGCAGACTTGTACAATTCAGAATATTCAGGCTTAGTTCCTACCCAATCAACGAACTCTTTGATCGTAAAGGAATTGGCCCACTTATTAAGTTCTTCATCTGTTTGAATTTGAATATCCGGCCCCTTCTCCCTTGAAAAGACTAGGACGGCATCTACGAATTCGATATTCTTAATAATCTTCTCCCATTTCATGTTACCTTTAAAGATACGAATTTCAATAGTCTTCTGTTGGCTTATACTGCCGCCAGATCCCCAAAGATTAATAGCGGTATGCCTGTCTTCAACAGAATCATTACTAATGCTTTTCCAAATATCGTATCCCTTGAATACAAACGGAGATTGCTTTGAATTGTATCTTTCGGCGATATAAGAAGAAAAGAAAGGATTGGCGATAAAGAACTTAACGAACTTAGCAATATGCCAAGAGTCTACAAATGCCGTCTTACTTATATGAACATGAGTTCCACATGTAGCGGACGGAAAACTTTCGCATGTTGCTGAAAGCTTTTTAATAGCAGGCTTTAACGGATTGTTTGGAGATTTCCACCAGCTAAACGATCCGGGATGAGTTACAATTTCAAACCCGCATGACAAACTGGAGTCCTTTTTTAAGTACGCTAAACGTTCAATGTCTTGATTAAACCTATATGCCACTATATCTTTTGTTTGCTCGAAGCCTGGCTTCATTTCTACTTCTAGCTCTACGCCAAAAAACTTTTTTACTTTATTCGGCTCGCCTTCACCTCGTAACCAGATAGGTGCTGGCTTGAAGTTGTATTCATTAATCACGACTGTCTCACAGAACGGGCATTCATCATTATTCCAATTAGCGTGGTAAACATGTCCTGCTTCACAGGTTATATAGTTTGTGTTATAGCAAGATTGACAAATCTTGCATCTAGGACCTAGGGTTATGAATTTAGTGGAGAGACCGAGGAAATTAATATTAGTATAATAATATCCGCATTCGTAACACTGAACTAGTCTAGGAGAAAGGCAAGTTAAGCAAATGTTTCTGTTTGGATCAGTTGAAAAAAAGCTCAAACATTCTAAATATTCATTAGAAAGAGCCGCTCCGCAACGTGAACATTTGGTCGTAGGTTTCAATGGCTCGCATACGATATGACTATCTTCTACGATTTGTGAATTGTACAAATCTCTATTGAAATGAAGCGATACATCTGGTCCCGGTTGAAGTATATCCCCGTTGTCTATTAAGTAACTTGCGAGAATATTACAAACATAATTTTTGCATTCTGGGATTTCTCCAGTTTCTCCTCTGAGTACATAATTAATAAGCTTAGCCCTAGTTTTACAAGGAATCCTTGAATTCGTGTACAGTTCGGCGGTACTGGCTGTGCCATAATTCTTGCTAGCAATCAGAGATACAGTTAGTAAGCCGTATCCTTCGGGATAAGGATGTGCATTTCTATAGGCCGTGCCATTAAAGTATCCTGGGCATGGCGCTAGGATCCTCTGCATAAAAGCAAGATGAGGTTTTTCAGGAATAGTGAAAGGCATGCTTACTTCCATCCTTGGTGGATTAATTCGCGAACCTTAGCATTTTCTTCTGTGAGAGAAGGATTCTTGTCAATCTTCTTACCCTTTGCTAATTCAATAGATGACTCTATAATAGAAAATGGAGCCTTGTCAATGAATGCAATAGTATTAGCTGAAATAGTTTCCTTATTAGCAATCTTAAGACTGTTATTAATGTAGTTTTCTATAGCCCCATTTTCTACTACATGAACAGTGACGCTTGCTCCATTGGCCTTAATTCCAAAAATAACCTTGGCTAAATCAGGAACAGAGTAGTTAACTGACTCTGTATCAGGATACAGAACAAGGCGCTTAGAAAGGTTTCTATACTTCTCTGGAACAAAAGTAGCATACTCTTCTGGAGTAAGATAAGACTCCTTCGAGTATTCCTCTACAGGCTGTTCTTTAGTAGAACTAATAGGAAACATGTACACTTCTTCATCGTTTGAATAGCTACGAGTAGAGTTTCTACGAGTACGTTCCGATACCTTCGGCTTAAAAAGCTTAGACCGAAGAATGACAGGAAGTTCGATCAACATTTCGGCATTATCCGTTACGACATGACACCGATCGTATGCAGTAAACGTATCGCTAACAATACCTCGTGCATAATCTCCTATGATTGCGTATCTAATGTGTCCAGAAAGTTCGTCTAGTGCATTGAGAATATTAATTTCTTCAGACATTAAGATCTTATCCTGTTTGAATTGAGCAGCTTGGGCTGACACGGAGTGTGAAAATGAATTGACCCGATACATATCGTGAAGAACAGCTGAGTATGTACTGGCGCTAGATACCGTAAGTTCTGTTAAAAATAAAGGCAATATTAACCTCCAAATCTAATCACGTCAGGACAAGTCATAAAGAATACAAGATTACACCTAGAGCACTTAATAGTGTCAATCTCAACCTTGCATTCCTTATGAGAAAAAGTGTGAATACAACTCATTGCCTGAGTGTATTCAAGAAGGGTCTCCTGAGCAAGGAAACTGTTTTGGATTTGCTCAACTTCCTTGCTTTGAGTTTCTCCAAGCATGGAATCCAGCTTAGACATTACTTTCTTGTAGATAAGATTGTTGTAATGCAATGCCCCAGAAAGGGCGAGCATTGCCTTCTGATTGTTAGTAAGCTTGTTTTTAGTTGCCAAGATACCTCTTCCTAGCGGCACGCCCTTCTGCGTGTCCGTCTTCAATAGTTTGCTTCATGTCTGGATCAGTAATACTGTTGCGTTGCTGATAAAGCGGATGAAACTTATTGTCGAAAGCTTCGAGGTATACCCGTTGAAATTCACGAGAAACCAGTGCTTCACGATTAGTTAACCACAATGCCCCGATTGGTGTACAACTCCTATCGGGATTAACAAAACCGTACGAGACGATGCTGTAACCCATCTTTTGAGTTGCAATACGGACAGCATTGTGGATAATGGCAGAACGATGATCCAAGGTGATTACCTCTACACAAATGGTTAGGTCTTGTTTGTTTATGATTTTTGAATGAAAGAAGGAGAAATTAGATTCAAAATAGTTAATTTCTACACAGAATTAGACCCCCCGTCTGATATGTACTTAAGACATAAGATATGAATGATACTGTATGATTCTACCTTGTACCATTGATATATCTGGTAGGGCGAGCGGGAGTCGAACCCGTCCGTCGGTAGTTTATAAGACTACTGCATACGACCGGCATGCTATCGCCCAGTAATAGTTTGGTACCCCGAGCAGGATTCGAACCTGCAACTTATTGCTTAGAAGGCAATTACTCTGTCCAGTTGAGTTATCGGGGCTTCAGATTTAGTAACTGGCAGTAAGCTTATTCAGACGCCTACGCTCTATGCGCCCCGCGTACTTCTTCAAGCTTCTAGGTGACATGTTGTAATTGTTGCAGCACTTCCACCCATTCGCGCATGTCTTAACATCCGAATAGGGTCGTTTCCGCTTTATTGGAGTGAACATTCTATCGAACAGAACTTCACAATACGAAGAGGAACGAGAAGATCGTCAGGAGTAATCATTACTTTCGGATCCATGAAAAGATAAGAATGATGGCGATCCAGAGAAAGAACACAAATTGAACATTGCCAGTTACTGTGTCGGGCATAGTTACTGCCTTTCTGTGTAATGGTAGGGGTGAAAGGATTCGAACCTTCACGTCTTTTCAAGACAGTTGGTTTTAAGTCAACCGCGTCTGCCATTCCGCCACACCCCCATAAACCTACTTCTTAGTGAAGAAGGTTGTATCCCCAAGGAGTTTGAGATGTTGGTGCCCCCAGTAGGATTCGAACCCACATTGTTATGGTAGTTCCGTAGGGTAACGATCCCTCTTCGCTGGTTTAAAAGACCAGAGCTCATCCACTAAAGCTTTCGGAACCATATATTCTTATACGATGGCAATTAGAACAAACAACTTCACACTTAGCTATTTCGGCTAATAATCTTCTTGTAGAATATTGAACCAATACTAGCTATATTAGAAAGTTTTGTGCCAAATATATGATCAAAATCCATAACATAATATGGATATGATTTATTGCAATCTGCACATGGCTTATTTTTGTGCTGTCGTATAAGATCTTGGTTGTTGGCGCGATGTTGCTTTCTAGCTAGAGCAGCATTGGCTTTATGTTTTTCCGAATTAGCAAGATACCAAGATTTTGAACAATCTCTGCATCTATCTTGGTTCTTATTAAATTCAGATTCCGACTTATCAAGTTTACATGTGCAACATTTCTTCATAGAAGAATTATAACACATTTAATATTACTCGTCGGTTAAAAGCCGCGTGCTTTGCCATTAAGCTATGGGGGCGAACTTGTTACGAAGTAACATTATACAAAAACCGACCTGTTACGGTCGGTTCATGTTTTAGTGGCTAAGAAGAGGAATTTTAAGATCGCGGATAGGTGTGGAATTCGTACGGATCGTGATTTTCACTCCCTGTAAGAGTTAATGTAAGACGGTACACCATAAGCGTATGAGAAATATCATCAAAGAACACACCCAGATTATTCAGCTCAGGGGTTTCCATGATAATTTCACGAAGATCCGTATCGATTTCAGCTTTCGATTTATACATCCCACCCTTGTTACGAACATTAACAAGTTTGTTGTTAGAGTTGAGAAACTCCATCAATTTCTCTTTCAAGAAAGCTTTTCGCTTTTGGTAATTGATGTGTTCTTTGTTTGTGGAATGAATCTTTGGCTTACCAAGAGTTTCGGGAAGTTTCAGCGAAGAATTCGTGATGTTATCGAACATGCTACGCCATTACCTATCTTTTGGGATGGATTGCGCGCACGCTAGGCGCGCGTGGCCACGCACCACGATGGTGCGTATAGGGGATATCAGCCTGTAACGATACGGGATTGAAACGTATCAAGCAAGGATCGAAACCCTGTAGGTTAAGCGCCCTTTACCTACCTGAAACCCCCACCCGTCATGGGGAATATTCGTAGCGGAATCGCCTTGCGTATGCTGGTACTACTAGGTACAAACTAATCTAAATCAAATCTCCCGAAAACTCTTGGTTATATAGCAGGGCAACGGGGTGTTCTGGTTTAGGTAGCCAAAGTCCGAAACCTACAAAACCCTACCGTAATCCTTTGCCAATTCCTCCACCATAAATGGTGAGCGAATTATTGAGTGTAGAGTACTAATCAAAGGTAAGCCAATGGGTAAAGTCTGACACTGCCTCCTCCCCGGAGCTTCCTCCCTCCCCTGGTCGTGTCATATGCAATATGTCGCCTGGCGAATCCTAGGGAATGCGATACACACAGGAAAGCGCCGATTTTCATCGGCGCTTTCAGTTTGGTTGCCCGGCGTTTCGGGGACTAGCTTTGGTTGCCCTTTTGGGTTTCGTCCTGCCATTCGGACCATGCGCGAGTGCCTTTACGAATGATCGTCATGTCTTGCCGGACGATCCCGCATTCAATGCACTCGAATGCAGAGAACGTCCGGATCTCCGTGTCCGTATACGTGACTTCACTGACGGTCAGCCAACGAAACTCACAGTACCGATGCATCTTGTCTTCCATATCAAGTCCCCTTTGCATTTTGTCTTCCATATCAAGTCCCCTTTCTTGAGTGAAAGGGGAGTGCCGTAACACTCCCCTAAGGTCGAATCTGGCGCGGAAGCTAGGCCTTAGTGGCGGGTTCCTTGGAAGCGGCGGCCTTGATCGGCCCGAGATTCACGAACGTGAATCGGCCGGTCTTACGGTCGTACTTCGTATAGGCAATGCTGTACTTGAGCCGATCAGCGACGGTACCGAAACGACGGGAGAGTCCCCCACCATTCACACCATCCGGAACCATGAAAGAACGCGCGTCCGTTTCATTCTTGCCGATCATTTTCGGATCCCTAAGGATCCGTTCAATCTCGGCCGAGAGATCGTCGATCGCCTTTCCTTTCGCGTCCGCCGAAAGGGTAACCGCCTGAACGTCAAACTTAACCATCTTGATTCTCCTCGATTCTTCCGTAGCTTTCGTAAGCTAGTCGGATTGTCGCGGGGAAGTGTCCAACTTCCCGCGCGATAGATCCGAAAATCTTACTTGTCTACTTGAATACCCGACCGAATCGGTATTGACTGACCGTGACAGCCATCCCGATATCGTGGTATCCGAGTAGCATGCCCGCGACGTGTTGGGCGCACGCGCTCGCCCCACCGGGACGCCGGTAGGTAGTAGAGATAGGCGCGAGACAGAACGTTGACTCACGTCCGCAGTTTGGATCGTCGCACACTGGCATTTGCAACGCGCGAGTGTAGAGCACGGCACCAAAGGTCCGTGCGACGTCAAGCGGACGCGGGTGAGCATGATCGGTACAGAGCGGCACGGATTCTGGGTTTCGAACCACCCACAATTCCAAAAACGCTTCGCCTGCGCATCCGCGCTCGCTGCATTGCCGTTTGAACATCTCTGGTGTTTCCATGCTTCCATAGTGTCAGAACCCCGATCGCTTTTCAATCTCTCGGACTATATATTTTCAAATCTTTTCATGCTAGATCCGGATGGGAGAGAGTAATCGCAACCCTACATCTGCCTCATATTCTACACGAATATTCCCAAAACCTCCCCTAACTTGACATAATGAGGGCTCTTGACATAAGGTGGTTAGGGGTTTAGCTCGGCCACATGCCTCGCCTAGGGAATATGTGTAGATATCTTTATAGCTTTAAGAGTACCGGTATATATTTTTTTAATTAAAATATAGAGAGTATATACATAAGATCTGATTCTATATAAGAAAAATAAACTTCTTTAAAAAAGAACTAACCATCTCTCAGGGTAACAACAGCTCTTCGAGATGGTTCTCAGTTATAAGTTCAAAACACCACTTATAACTGACTATGTATTTACTGCAACCTCACACGGCACATTATAACATATTGGATATATTGTTGTCAATAGGTATAACACTTGGGCTATATAGCCCTATCCGAAGGCCCTAGGTTTGTGGTTAGGGACGAGGATAGGGAAGTAGTTATTTATGATACTCCCTTGCTTCAAACAAAAGCAAGGGCTATAATAGCTCATTAAGCCCTCAAACAAACGGGCTATAGAGAAACAGGCTTGCGGCCTGAGAAGGAGAAAAGTGGACTCGTACACTAGGGAATGGACGAGGGAGGAGGAAGACCTTCTACACCGAGTCCTTGTTGAGAGAATGCAACAAGAGAAACGATTTGGATCTGAAAGAAAACAGATTGACACAAAAAGATCTAAGCACTATTATCATTTAAACAAGATAGCTGTTCTTGGAGAGGAGGTAGGAGAAGTAATTAAAGCATATCTTGATCATGAACCTAACAGTAGAGTTATTGATGAATTAGTACAAGTTATGGCAGTATGCTTAGCATGGGCTACCGTATTTGCAGAGGAACATGATGAGTCCTTATAGATTTATAGCCCAGTACTGTATACCTGTACCACCGATAGGAGAGCCTGATGCCGAGTACCAGTTAGAGATTGTCTATACGTGGGCTCCTAGGAAGGAATCCTTTCAGCCTACAAAAGATGAAGTAATAGAAAAAATGGACAGAGATCCAATGGCTGCTATATACGCTTTTTACACTTATAATTAGTGTGATATAATATATTTATGGCCTATGCATAGGAGGGTTTATACATGCCGAAGTTTAGTATTTTAGGAGCGCTGGGACGCGCTAAAGACGTTGACAATGTTATTGAGTTACAAGATGATGATGATGTTGTCTATAAGATAGATGCCGATTCTACTACTGATAACTTTGAGGTGGAGAGAAATGGCACTGTTGTTTTCTTCGTCGGCGAAGGCGGGGCTGTTACACAGGCTACGTCCGCCTCTACTGGAGTTACTTTAAATAAACTCCACGGCCAGATTACGACCGTTGCGCTTACTACAGCGGGCGCAGTCGAGGAAGAGTTTACTGTGACCAACAGCAAAGTCGCGGCTACTGACGTTATTGCATGTAGCACGACATATGCTGGACAGGGCACTCCTGCCGTTTCTGTTAAGGGAGTTGCTGCTGGCTCGTTCGTGATTAATATTACAAACCTGTCTGCATCCGCACTTAACGCGGCGTGTGTTATCAATTTCGTTGTTCTTAAGGGTGGAACTTCGTAAAAGGTATTGCGCGATAACGATTCGTGTGATATAGTATAAGGAGTGGAGATAATCCACTCCTTAATACTAAGGAGGGACCGGTGGTGGTGTAATGGTTGCACAAATGCCTCATAAGCATTGAGACATGGTTCGAGTCCATGCTACCGTACCAGTATGAAGTGTATTTCCTGCGAAATAGAGACCATAGAATGTCCAATGGAAGGCATGAAATGCGTAGACTGCACTATGAAGGCAGTAGCAGAATGGCGATTAGCCCACTCTGCTAAATTAAAACCCAACAAGAAAGATAGACGCGGGGCGTAAGTGGGAGATAAGCATTGTAAGTGATGCAGGGTTCTTGTAAAACTCAGAACTCGGGGCAGTACCGAGATTTCCCCCCAACAGAAAGGATATAAGAACAATGGTAAACAGACCTAGTACATTAGAAAGCGCGAAGTGGTCACTCAACGGCAATGATATAGCTAAGTGGGCCAGAAATCTTGTCATTTTCTCTATTCCCGCATTAGCTGTTTTGCAGACAGGATTAATTAACGACAATGTTGTTAACTGGGAATTAGCAGCCGGAATGGCTATTCAGGCTTTAGCTGCTAGCTTAATTGACCTTGGTAAGAAGATAGGAAGTGGGTACTAAGTGAACATCGGTATTGAAGTTGTTAAAGCAAACAACGGCTACATTATTAGAGTCATTGACGCAGATAACGAGACGAAGTTATACGTTTCTGAAGATGAAACGAGATTTAAGCAGAGTATGGGAAGAATTATTAATGACTACGTGAAGCGGGTCAAGAAATCTGACCCCGCGGATTCGGCTGACGCCGAATAATAGGAGTTATTCCCTCTTCGTCTAACGGTAGGACGTAAGACTTTGAATCTTAAGGTCGTAGTTCGAATCTACGAGAGGGATCCATTTAAATGAATAAGAATGAATGGGAAACACCAGACTGGCTGTACAACAATTGTAATAAGCTTTATAACTTTGACATAGACGCTGCTGCAAATTCATTAAACCATAAAGCAGGCAAGTGGTTTGGTCCCGGTAGTCCTCTAGGTGTTGAGGATTCTTTAGCAGTTGACTGGCACGACTACGGCCACAGTTTTTGGCTCAATCCTCCTTATGGGAGAGGATTAATGGAACCGTTTATAGAAAAGGCATTTACTACTTGGAAAGAATCATTTTTTAAGCCTCGTAGAAGAGTTGCGATTATTATGCTTCTCCCAGTTGACACATCTACAGGTTGGTGGCATAATTGGATTCAAGGTCCTCTTGAAAACACTATGGTAAACGGTACTGATGGTACTTTCTGGGTTGACTTTCTTCATAAGCGAATTAAGTTTGTAGGAGCTAAAGGAAGTCCTAGGTTTGCTAGTTGCTTGGTTTGCTTAACATAAGATTAGATATGTATGTTATATACAGAAAGAAAAGCTTGGGATGAATACTTCTTTGATATCGCTCGCCTTGTTAGCACAAGGGCCACTTGCAGACGAAGAAAAGTCGGTTGCGTTATTGTCCATAATAAAAGAATTATTAGCACTGGATACAATGGCGCAGGAGAAGGTCAGGACCATTGTCTTGACGTTGGATGCTTTCTTTCGGGAGGCTCTTGCAGAAGAGCTATACATGCAGAAGACAACGCTATTAGATATATACAAAACAATGTAGACAAAAAACGAGACGATTACATTGCTTATGTTACGGTTAAGCCATGTGAAAATTGTCAAAGCATCTTAGATAAATATTGTATTATAACTAAATACGCAGAGGAGTATAAGTAATGGCATTTTATACAATTGAATACAGTAGGATTATTACTACTAGTGGTGTAGTGCAGGTTTCTGCCAAGAACGAAGATGAGGCTTATTCGAGAGCTGAATATCTTATAAAGAAACAAATGACTAACGACATGACCGAAGACGAAGAGTACGAACTTGATATAGTTAGTATCGTGAATGATGATGGTGAAGAACTTGAATAGAAAGCAAATCTTAGAAGAAGCCATTGATGTATGTACTAATGATAGGCAGGACCAGTACGGAGAACCGGAAAATTCTTTTTCTGTTATAGCTTCGTTATGGTCGGAGTATCTTAATATGCCTATTAAGGCATCTGACGTTGCATGCATGATGACCCTTCTTAAGATTGGCAGAATCCTTAGGGGGAAGGATAAAGTAGATAACTATGTAGACGCTGCGGCCTATATGGCTATAGCAGGTGAATTAAGCGGCTTTGGCGTACCGGACAGCGTGTCTGATTTCCAATCAGAAGGAAAGGGTTCGATTCCCTTAAGCCGCTCCAATATAACAAAAGACGAATTCAGATGGAGTAGACCAATTGGCAAATAGGAAAAAGGAAGATAAATATGAAGACATACTACAAGTCCTTAATGAACGCCCTCACCAAACTGCTTCGCAGATTGCGAGCCAATTAGCTGTTAATTCTGCTGACTGGACAAACCAATGGAAAAGAGTCTGGGAAGCTAAGGAAGCCGGCCTCATAGTGGTTGATTTTGTTGATAAGAGATTTACTGTTAAGAGATAGGGAGTAATATGAATTTAACGGAGAATGCGAAGACTGTTATCGAAAGACGTATTGCTGCCCGAGATGATAAAGGTGATCCGCTGGAAACAGCGGATCAAGTTTTCATCAGGGTTGCTAAGAACATTGCCGAAGCGGACGCTAATTACAATGGAGATGTTGAGAAAGCCTATAATAAGTTTTTACGTCTTCTCAGCTCTTTGGATTTTATACCTAATAGTCCTACGCTTGTTAATGCAGGCAGAGAATTACAGCAATTAAGTGCGTGTTTTGTTATTCCTGTTGAAGACAGTATGGAGGGGATTTTTGAATCTGTTAAGCAGGCTGCCCTTATTCACAAGACCGGGGGCGGTACTGGCTTTTCTTTCAGCAGGCTTCGTCCCGGTGGTTCTGGTGTTAATAAAACTAGTGGCATAGCATCTGGGCCTGTGTCTTTTATGCAGGTGTTTGATAAGGCTACCGAGGTTATTAAACAGGGCGGAACACGACGCGGCGCTAATATGGGGATACTTAGAGTTGATCATCCTGACATTGAAGAATTTATTAATATCAAGAATGATCTTACTAAGATGAATAATTTCAATATTAGCGTAGCTATAACGGATGAATTTATTAATGCACTTGGAACAGGAAAAGACTACGATATTATAGATCCTGTTACAAAAGAGAAAGTTGGTACTAAAAATTCTAAGCATATTTGGAATAGCATTATTGAGTCTGCTCATCGTACGGGTGATCCCGGCGTTATCTTTATTGATAGAATTAATAGAGGTAGAGCCAATCCAGTGCCGAGTAGAGGCCCTATTGAAGCAACAAATCCTTGTGGGGAGCAGCCTTTATACCCTTGGGACTCGTGCAATCTGGGGAGTATAAATCTTTCTAACTTTGTGTCAGATGGGAAGGTTGATTTTCCTAGACTTGCAGAAGTTAGCGAAGACGCTGTTCATTTCCTTGACAATGTCATAGATATGAACAAGTGGCCTAATGAACATATCAAGGAGGTGTCGTTAGCGATAAGACGCATTGGCCTTGGTGTTATGGGTTGGGCAGATATGCTTATAAAGCTTGGTATCCCTTACAACAGCGAGGAGGCTGTTGCTGTTGGTTCCGAAGTGATGAAGTGTATCGGCAACGCTGCTGACAAAAAGAGTATTCAGTTAGGCTTAACGAGAGGGTCTTTCCCTGATTTTGATAAGTCTATTTACAATGAAACATATCCTGCGATGCGAAATTCAACCAGAACAACAATTGCTCCTACCGGGACAATTTCTATCATTGCAGGGTGCTCTAGTGGGATTGAACCGCTCTTCGCGTTAGAATTTGAACGAAGTCATTATCTTGACAAGACAGATCCTAACAAGAGAACAGTTTTAACTGAATACCATCCAGAATATAAGAAGTGGTTAGATGCTAATGGGAAGACTGAAAATATACCTGATTATTTTGTTACTTCTCATAATATAGATCCTATGTGGCATCTGATGCATCAGGCAGCTTTTCAGGCGTACACAGACAATGCTGTTAGCAAGACTATTAATTTTCCTAGCTCTGCTACAATCGATGATATCGACACTTCTTATATTACTGCTTATCTTAGTGGATGTATGGGTGTTACCATTTACCGCGATGGCAGCAGGGAAAATCAAGTTCTTAATTTAAAGCAGGAGCACAATGAAGAAATTGAAAATATTCAAGAAGCTAAAGCGCCTATTAGGCATAGGCTCGGAAACGAAAGAGAAGCAATTAACCACAGATTCACAGTCGGATCGTTTGACGGGTATATTTCCGTGGGATTATTCCCTGATGGCAGACCGGGAGAAGTATTTCTTATTGGAAACAAATCAGGATCTACTACAAGAGGGTACTTGGATACTATTGGAAGCATCTTGTCAATTTCGTTGCAATACGGAGTGCCTTTGGATAAAATGTTATCGAAGCTCACGGGAAGCAGATTCGAGCCAAGCGGATTTACAGGAAACCCAGATATCCCAGTAGCGGCTAGCGTTATGGATTACATTGCAAGATGGTTACAGGGACACTTCGAGAAAGATAGAAGTACCACGGTAGTCAACTTAGATGTAGTTGATACGCACGAAGCGAATGGATCTATTAAAGGAGAAGCTAGTGGAAACTTTTGTCCTGAATGTGACGGATTATTAATCTATGAAGAAGGGTGCGAGAAATGTCCGTCGTGTTTCTACTCTAAGTGCGGATAAAATAAAGAATTTTGTTACGGAGCAGGGGCCTATTGCTGATAATTTTCTTATGAGAGCCATCAACAGCGGCCTCTGTCCCGAAGCTTTCTCCGGCTTTCTTTCCTTAAAGGTTGACACATACGTCTATGTGTGGCAATTTAGATACGGAAAGCTAGTAGGATGCTTAGTTGTGCCAGAGGCAGAAGCGTCTAATTTTGTAGAAAAGTTTATTGACGCATCTAAAATGATTGGAATAAAACTGGAGGAATAATGGAAAATCTTATCCCGATGGACTTAGAGGCTGAGAAAAGGTTAATAGGAAGTCTTATCGTGGATAGAGAGGCGATCTCGGACGTAATGCTTAAATTACGTCCAGATCATTTCTATTCTGTTGGGAATAAATACTTGTTTGAGACTATATGTTCTCTCTATATCGAAGGGCATCCTGTTACACCGGAAACGATAGCAAATGAGCTTAAAGGGAAGAAGGAATTAGATCAGAATAGATTAGAAATCCTAGGTGGTCCTAGAGTTATATTTGATACGCTTGAGGGAGTTGGCGGAGGTGAGCATGAATTTTGGACGGAAGCGGTTAAGAAGAAGAGCGAAGAGAGGGATTTGCTTGCCTTTGCTGATGACGTTAGACGCATTGCATTATCTTCTCCAGACGACATTAAGAGAGCCAAAGCCAAACTCGAAGAACGTCTTGTTTCTATGTCAAGTGAAAACGCTTCTTCAAGTGTATCGATTAGCGCTGCGTCTGGAGAGATGGATAAACGCATAGATAGATATATTGATCACCCAGATGATATTATCGGAATGTCAACCGGGTTCAATAAATTAGATGAAACATTAGATGGTTTACAGGAAGGAAATGTAACAATTGTCTACGCCCCAAGCAGTAGATTTAAGTCGCTCTTCACGACTAACATTGGATGGCACCTTGCACAAGCAGGAATACCGGGATTATGGTTCACAACAGAAATGCCTCGCGTGCAAGTTTTGGAACGATTGCTTCAGCTCGAATCTGGCCTTAATCTTAAATGGTTACGACGTGATAAAAGAGTGTACGAATTCAAAGGTGTTATCAAGTCAGCAAATGCAAAGCTTGCTACTTATCCTATCTATTTCTGCGACACATCAGCATTGGACGTGGCAGAGGTACGCGCTGAAGTTAGTAGGCACACTAGATGGAATGGAATTAGATACATCTTGGTCGATCTTGTTGACCATGTTTCCTCAAGTCGTTTCAAAGATGAAATGGTAAATAATCAAAGAATGGTTATGGCTTCGATGAAGCAAATAGCCAAAGATTTTAACATTCACATAGTGCTTGTTTCTCATGTTTCAAAGCAAAATGAACAGAAACGTCATCAAGCTGATTTGGATGTTGAGGAAATGATTGGTTCTGCCGCTAAGTATCAGGATGTTGATGCCTCGATCTCTATTGCTCCTGTTAAGAACGTAGAGGGCAGATGGTCTGCTATGCAGAGGGATGACATTCTTTGGTACGTAAGCCACGAAGGGAAACTTGACGTTATGATATCTGTTACTAAGAATAGACACGGAGAATTACTAAGAACAATTATGACATTAGATTTCAATCATGGTGGCAGATTCGAAGAGGAATGGTTTAAACCAATAGAGAGGCAAGAAGCTTTAGTATTTAACGAAGATTGACAATCAAATCAATATATGATATTATGATATAATGGATTATCCATTATGCTTTGGTTCTAAAACCAACTTTGAGGCGTGGGTCGCTAAGTCCGAATCAGACGGGCTTATTGATCCGCGCCTTTCTTTTTGTCATTACTGCACACCTGCTTTTCAAAAGCTTATGACAGTACAGCAAAAATGCGAGTACCCTGAGCTAGATATTGAGGCTCTACAAATTGAAGATGAATATCAAATGGAACTGTTTTAATGGGACTTAAATCTTATTTATCTGCAAACGAGAAGAAGGATCTGATTGAGTTTGTTGCTGCTACTGGAGAGAACTATTCTAGATATCTAGAATTCTGTGAGAAGCGCGGCTGGCGTCCGTATAGCCAGAAGTATCTTCATACTTGGATACAAAGACGTCGCGCTAAGGTTCAAGAAATGAGAGCTACTCATAGGGAAGAAGTCAGGAGACTTTCTATCTACGATAGAGAACGTAGAATTATGGAGCTTGAAAGAGCAGCTGAGATTATTAAAGCCAGAGTTATAGAGCAGACAGACGGAGAGCATGAGTGCTCAGAATGCGGATATATGCATTTCACTAAGTCTGATATGATTGTTAGGTTATTAGAACAGCAGAGAAAGATTCTTGAAGCTATTGCTAGAGAGAGAAACGAATGGCAAAAGGAAGACGAAAAGAAGGATGGATTTACAGCGCGAGATAAACTCCGGGCAGCCTCAATCGCGGCCCTTGGTTCGGCGAAAGAGACGCAAATTATCGATGGAGTCGTCGTCGTGGGAGGCAATTAAAGAATACTATGGACACAAATGCGCTTATTGTTTTACTGGATCAAAATTTCTTACCAAAGACCATCTTATACCAAGATCTAGAGGAGGCGATACGTCTCCTGAGAATATTGCCCCCGCCTGCCATAAATGTAACCAGAAGAAATCTGACAAGCTAATTTGGGAGATGTTATAAATGGATAGATTACCTTGGAGCGTAACGAAGCTTTATTACAATGCATTAGATATTGAATTCGAAAAATACAACGAAGCTCAATACAATGTTGTTAAGTCTCAAGATAGATTTCCTCTTATTATAGGAGGAGAGAGAGGAGGTAAGTCGTTTTCAACGGCAGCTATAATGCTGCCGCATATAGACATGCTTCCTGAAATTCGCAAAGAAAGGTTCTATGACGAGAATGGAAACCTTCGGTACAAAGGTGAAAGAAAGGCATTGAATCCAGACTTTGTACTGTTTGGCCCTTCATATGCTGAACCCAGAATTGAATTTTCATATTTAGAAGATTGGCTGAGACAACTTGACAATATATCATTTACATCTAAGCCACAAGAAGGTCCTTGGAGATTAGTTACAAAAACAGGGGTAGTAGTTGCTACTTGGTCTACTGACGACCCTGCTGGCATTAGAGCTATTGACCTTGAAGGCGCAGCAGCGTGCGAGTGCGGAAATATGGAATGGGAAGCTGTTGAACGTATTCAGGGTAGAATTGGTGCCAAGAAGGGTTTTTGTATTTATTCAGGGACTATGGAAAATGCTAAGAGATGGTATGTAAAAATGGCTCTTGAGGGCGAGAGACAGAATAGGTATGGAGTAAAGACATACAGTCTCCCGTCTTGGGAAAATAAATCACAGTTCCCCGGAGGATACGACGATCCTGAGATTCAAAGATGGGCCACATTTTATGGCGGAGTAGAGTCAGAGACGTTTATGGTAAGAGTGGCTGCTAAGGCCGTTCCTCCTAGAGATAGAGTTATTAGGGAGATTAAAGAAAAGCATATTAGAAAGGTTGAAATCCCTAGAAAGGACGACGGGACATATGACGCGCATTTTGAGCTGTGCATAGATCCCGGATACTTGCCTTCCGCGTACGCTGTCTTATTTGTTGCTTCATGGGATACTCCAGATGGTAAATTCTGGTATATCTTCGATGAAATTTATAAACAAGAAACACAAAACGAACAGATAATAGAATTGATTAAGAAGCATAGGTTTTATAGATACATGCAGGCCGATGATTTAACTATTGATGTTAGCGCAAAAAGACATGCAGACGGAAATGAACCTGCTATAGAAAAGTTTAAAAAGCTTACTAAGTTCAGAAGTCCTTATACAAAGTATTGGCACGAAGCTTCTTTAATAGAGAGAATACGAACGACTGCAAATCAAGGACTACTGGCTATACATCCAAACTGCCAAGGGTTGATTGCGGAACTAGGACTAGGAGAGGAAGTATTTCCTGAAATGCACCCGTGGAGATACCCCACAGATAAAGGTGGTATAATTCTTAATGAGAAGCCTGTTGATAAGTGGAACCATTCGTGTAAAGCGCTTGGATATCTTTTACTTAGAAGATTAGGCCCAGTTGAAAGAGCAAGTAAATCTAAGCCTTTCAATAGAATTAACGAACGTCTTTCCAATGAGAGGCCAAGATTTAGTATCTTTTCTAATAATAACAAGAGAGGAAGTTAAAGAATGTTACCTCCTGAAAACGAAGACGATGCGCTTAGGCTCATATATAACATGGAAGCATATTACGCACAGGCTATGCTTAGCTTTGAGGAAGATGAGAATTATTACGAAGGATTACTTGATGGGATAATGAAAGTCCCTGAAGGCTTCGAGGTTACAATTCCTACAACAGCTCGCGCAGTTATCGATGAAGCGGTTGATAACGTTGAGCCGTATGACATGATTGTGCATTATGCTCCTAGAAGCTTCAGTAAACAAGCACAAGAAGATGCTGACAACATAGGTAGATTTCTTAAGAATATCTGGCTCTACTGGAGACAGCGTGGAGCTGATATTGATGTTGTAAGAGACTTTATTAAGAATCTATTCAAGCACGGTAAGGCATGTTTTAAGGTAGTTCCAGAGTGGTCCTTGTGGCCAGAGCTTTCGGAAAAAGAAGAGGCCGCCCTGCTTAATGAAGGCGGGAAGAAGTCTGTAGCCGAAAGAGCTAAGGTTATTAAGCAACTAAGAAAAGAGAATTTCCCTATAATCTGTAGAAGTCTTAGTCCTAGACATATTATGGAAGATCCTTCGATGGATTCTCGTAAGCTTTTTATCATTGAGCAGTATTCTACTTCTATAGAAGAAATCAGAAACAAATGGGGAGAATTCGAACCGTATCTTAAAATGCATGAGCCTTTTGGGTTTAACATGCGTGAATTGTGGACTGCTACGTATTTAGACGAAAACGGTGGCTACCATAAGGGTCGCCACTTTATGTTTATCAATGACATACTTGTCCACGAAGAAGACAATATTTATCATGAACTTCCTTACATAGTTAAATACTCTGGCTTTGGAACAGAGTCATATGACGGTACTCCTGAAAGAAAAGCAACTGGATTCTTTAACCGACAGGTTAAGAGTATGCTTAAGGCAGAAATAAGAAGAGTAACGCATTTTGATGCTATGATGCAGCAGTTAGCGTTCCCTATTCTTATAGTTCCTGATGTTCTTGAAGATATCGGATTTGATACCGCTCCCGGTGCTGTTAATTATGTTCCTGATGACTTTCTTAATAATGCCGAAAAGATGTTCTTACAGGCAAAACTTCCTGCTCCTGAGTACATGCAATCTCTTAATATGATTCAATCTCAAATTGAAAGAGGTACAACGCAAAGAGCCATTAGAGGTGCTGGGGTGCCGGGAACAGATTCCGCCGCCCAGTTATCCATGATTACGTCACAGGCTAAATTGAGACTTGAGCCTATTAAGAAAACTACAGAAGATGCAGTAGATGCAGTTAATTCCATTATCCTTAGATATGTTGCAAATATATTTGAGGACGCTGTTAGTGTCTTTGGATGCGAAGCATTAGGACCTGATCAGTATATAGTCAGACCATCTATGATTGGCCAAAGATATAGAACACGCACGTCGTTCCTTCCTAACGAAGAACAGGTTAAGGAGCGAAAGCTTGTGCTTATAACAGACGCAATGACTAAGGCTGGATTAAACCCGTATGATGCATATACATATGCTAACTGGGAAAATCCGATGGAGGTTATTGCCAGAAATCTCGCTTATGAAATTATGCAAGAGCCTTCGATTAAGAGACAGTTAGCTAAGAAAGCATTAGAAGACTGGGGACTTGATGCCAAGGAACTTGAACTTGAAGAGCTTATGGATCAGAATATTATCCAGCAAATGATGGCTGAAATGCAATCTAGAATGCAGGGACAAGGACAAGGCGCGCCCGGAGATCCATTAATGGGCGGAAATAGTGGCGGCGGAATGCCTGCCCAAGATCCGATGATGCAAGGCGCTCCTCCTCAGGCGGCAGGTTCTCCGCTAGATATGCCGCAACAATTACCTGAAGTAAATCAAATGACAAGAGATATAGGAATGTTGCAGTAATGAATAGATTAATGGACGAGACTCAAAAATGGGTTAAGGACTTTATGAAAGCCGGAGAGAAGGGTCTTGCAGATTTGCAAGACTCTCCTATTGGCAAAGAACCAAGAACCAAAAAAGAATATGCTATGATGTTAGCAAAGCTAAAGGCTTTGTCACCTGAGGAAAGGCAGATCAGGATGCAAGAACTTGCAAACCTAGCTGGGCACCAAGGGGATCAATTAGATGATTGTGAATTATGCACATGGCTAAAAGAAGCCATGAGAAAGTAGGTGCCGTATGCCTGATATTTTCCCCAATCCTTTTAAAGTGAAAAATAGTGATGGGACTTTTACAAATATTGCAACTGGGAAAATTACTGATAAATGGGGTAATACGTGGGATCCTTCTACCCAGAAATGGTATAACCCTAGTGGCAAGCAATGGTACGGTACCAATCCCGGAACAGGAGTTGGTATATATGGCGATCCTGACTCTTATATTGACACAAGCGGGAAAGTTAGCGGAGGCGGAAGCGGTGACGACGGCGGTATAGATTTTGGAAGTCTTCTTAGTGGAAGCGGAGGTGGAGGAGGAGGAGGAGGAAGTGACGTCGATCACTTCTTTGATGTTAATCCACTTGATCAAGCAAGATTTGATCAATCCGTAGCACAAAACGCTTGGCAAAATGATTTCGATACAGCTAAGTTTAATTGGGACAAAGCCAATGCTGACAGAGATTACGCTCTCGCCGTAGGAGATCAGGATTTAGCTCGTAAAAAGCAGAACGATGCTAACTATTGGCAGGGGAAAACTCTTGAGTTAGAACAAGGCAATAACATTAGAGATAACCAAACTCGTATTGCTACTACTCAAATTGATGCGAATTCACGAATACAGGCTGCTAGTATCGCTGCTGAAGCAGATAGATACGGAGCGCAATTAAGACTCCAAGAAGGATTAGCGAACGCTCACAACGATGCTGAGCGCAATAAGGTTCTCTTAGCTCACGAGCAGGAAATTGCAAATATTGCTCGGATGGAAGATGAAACAAAGAGAGCTATTGCTGCACAAGAGAATCGTATTAAAGCGTTTGACGCTGAATCCACTAGAGCCTATCAGCAAGGCGATCTTGCTATTAAGAATAATCAGTTTATTTTAGATGCCTCTAAATCGCCTCGTGATTTATTCGGATTATTCATGATGCAAAGAGGCAAGACTCCTGATTGGGACAGAATGATGGCTGGCGGAGACCTAACGCAAGGAGATCCGTTAAGAGTTACTAATCCTCTTACAGCGTATCGGCCAACAGTTATGTTACCTACGGACTTTGCTATAGGTAATACGCAAATGGGTTCGGTAGGTAGCGCTGCCGGCGGAGTCAGCTTTAACGCCAATCCATATATGAATCCCAATATGATCTCTTCTAGTAGCGGAGGAGGCGGCGGAGGCGCAGGTGGTGGTTCTATAATGTCTGGCGTTACTATGCCAAACTTTTCGCAGCCTACTAACTTCGGACAACCTCCTAAGACATTTAGCGATATTAACCCCGGCGGATTACAGGGTGGTATTCCTGTTGCTGGTCTCACTCCTGGTATGAATCTTTCTACTGTTGGCTCTGATATAACTGGTGCAGACTTAACAATGGATGCGTTCTATGATCAGGGAAAGACTCAGAAGATAAATCCCGGAGACTTTGTGGCTAAAGGCACACAGGTTTGGGTCGATTATCCTATGCCTAAGATGAATGCAGGCGGGTATACCAACGAGCGACAGATCATGACTGGAGATGCGAATCATCCTAATCCTATGGCTGGTGGCGCTCGCCCTGAGATAATTGAGAATCCTACAGGTGCTCCGCTTAGAGTTATTCCGAATCCACTTACAATGAAGGAGATGGGCATGAATGAAATGCTAGACTATGGTATTAGAAGATACGCTGGAGGAACTGATCTTTTTACCCCTCCGAAGACAGATTTATTTGTTCCCCCCACTGATACAGCTCCTAGAATACATACCGGAGGAGTTAATCGTGGTCCTAAGCCGCCCGGTGGATACGGATTTGGTTCTCCTGAAGAGAATATCTATAACCCTAGTACAAATGTTCGCCCCGCTGGTCCGGGTGGGTTTGGCATGATTAACGGAGGCGGAGGAACAGGGTTTAATGGAGGAGTTAATGGATTCTCTTATTTTAACCAACAGCAATCTCCTCAGCAACCGCAAGTTATGCCGCCTCTTCAGCGACCGCAAGTTATGCCTGTAGCACAAAATGATTTAATGTATCGAGCACAGGCTAATGACAGGGCGGCACAGTATTATCAAAGAGAGTTTAATCAGCGGTATAATCCGTCGATGTTTAATACACAAACTCTTGATTACGGTAATGACAACATGAAAATACGAGTTCAATCTCAGCCTCAATTAGGGGGATTCCTTCCCGCTTATCAAAGCGCTTATCAAAGACAAATGCCATTCAATCAATTATGGAATCCTTCGCCTACTCAATCTTGGGCAATGCCTAGTCCTCGTAGATACGCCTTAGGAACAGATCCTAATTTGCAGGCATATCAAAATTCAGGAATGGGGCAATTGTACCTACAGAGTTCCCAGAATCCGGGATTAAACCCGTCTACACTTCCTCCGGGATTATCGGGGTTATATAATAATAATGTCCCCCTGCCCGGAGCGTTAGTTAACTCTGTAACAGGCCAAAGACTTCCTACTTTAAATACATCCAATGCTTTTAACCAAAGAGGCGGAGGCGTCATGCCTTCATTACAGACACTAGGAAGACAAACTCAGGGGGAATCTGAACTTCTTAGGGGGTATACTGAAGGAGTGATTGGTATACCTTGGGCTGACTTTGTTGATTATATGGGTAAGCCTACACAAAATCTTCAGACAGCCAAGAGGGCATCTGGTACGTTTATGTAGCAATCTGATTTATGGTACACTAGTATTAAAGGTGTAACATATGGGATTTTTAAGTAAGCTTAGAAATAGTCTCAAAGACGATCTAATTAATCCTAGTTTTTCGTTAACTAAGAAAGCGAAAGGCGCTAGCTTAGATATTGCAGATTCTATAATTAGTAATCCTAAAAGAACTGCTATTATTGCTACATCGCCTATTTGGGCTCCAACGGCAGTTACTATTGGCGCAGCAGCGGCTCCATTTATTGCAGCAAAAGGAGCATACGACTTATCTGGGAAAAACAAAAAAACTAAATGGGTTAGAGATCATACTGTCGGATATGCTCTAGATGCGCTGGACGAAGGATCTAAGATTGGCGTTGGTGTTGCCACAGTTAGCTTTTCTGAGCCTAGAAGAAGACCAGATGGAACACTTGATGTTGACTGGGATTTTAGCGCCCCTTGGGGTTACGGTGGCAATATCCAAGAATGGGAAGAAGAAGCTAAGCGCCAAGGATATAACACTGGCGGCAAGAATCCCATAAAGTCCTTATATGGCACACGACAACTCCTTGCAAAGGTTGCTGCTGGAGCCGAGAGAGAAGATAAGGAAACTCCTGAAGGAGTTAAAGTTGGGCTTGATTATGGACTCGACCCAACTATTTACTTAGTTCCCGGCTCTATTGGGAAGGCATCCACTAGATTGGGACTTTCTAAGACAATGTTAGGGAAGACATTATTAGGCTCCAAGGATGTAGGAGCAACTTCTCGTACTGCGAGAATAGTAGGAGGATTACTTGAGGGTTCTCCTAAAACAGCGTTAGGAATGGCGGCTGGGGCTGGTGCTGCTGCTGAAATTACATCAAGAACACCGTGGGGCGGAGATGATTACTTTGGCTCGCTCTTAGGTTCGGCTGTTGGTGGAATAACTCAAGGCAAAATTAATAATTCGCTTAAAAAACCCGGTATAAAGAGCAATATTATTACTGACACTTATGGTCATGTTTTCAGAGACTTCAAAACCACTGTTGACGAAAGTGGCATTATAAATAAAGGCCCTAAGCTTGCTACTGGTAATAAATGGATCGAAATGCTTAATAAGGCCGGTATAACTAAGAAAGAACTTGAAGCCGGTGATATATTAGAAGAACTTAGTGCGCGTGGTAACGAACAGCTCACTAGGGCTCAAATACTTGAGATTATTAATAAATACAACTTTGATGTTGAAGAAAAAATATACAGCGGGGATAAAGCTACTTATGGCCAATACGTAGTTCCGGGCACAGACCCAGGTACTTATCGAGAAATACTTATAACCCAAGTCGCCAAGCCCGGATTTGGTGGTGACTTAATGGAAGATTGGGAATACATAAATGCGGAAGCTCCAAAATGGAAAAATGGCGAGTTTGAAATAGTCTTTTATCCAGAAGACAGGGTATATAATATTTATCAAAATAATAAATATAGATACACGGTAGCCACTCTTGAAGATGCAAAAAATATAGCTTCTAGCCTAACTAGTATGACCAGCAATAATCAGTGGCCGAATACTAATAATGTATTAATGCACCTTCGCGCTGGTGACAAAGATGATGGAAAGACCTTGTTTATTCATGAAATACAAAGTGACTGGGCGCAAGAAGAGAGAAGTGGAAAACCTCATCATGTAACATATAATTCGGAAAAAATCCTCCCTGAATATACTGTATCCGACATTGCACCGGATAAAAAGATTCTTTTTATTGAAAGACCAGAAGAACAAGGAGGATCACTTTCGTTTCAGATTAATTCGACCGACGATGGGAATATACAAGCTTGGAGCGGAGGTATTCGTGTTAAAGAAGCGGAATCTATAGAAAAATTAGTTGAAAAAATAGCTGAACAATATGGCATTGGAAAAAATAAAGCTATCCCATTTCCATTTCCTGATAATTGGCAGACAGTTGGAGTAAAGCGCCTTCTTAGATATGCGGCAGAGAATGGATATTCAAGGATTGAATTCGCTAGAGGAGAAGATACTCTTAATATAGACGGGATGGGACTTGAAAAAGGATCTACAAATGAATTAGGAAGACTTAATTCGTATAACGGATCTATTTCCTTTAGGGAAACAAAAGAAGGGCAACCCGGAGACTATAGAATAATTCAAGCAGATAAAGTAGGCGAATATACACGATACTCTGTTAAATTTAATGACGATATCGTTACAGGAGACGAAAATAATACTTATGATTTTTTTGTAGAAAACGGAGAAAAATTAACTGAAAGCATAGTTAATGAAGCTCTATGGAAAGAATACAGGAATACCCCAGGTTCTAAGATCTATGATGGCAGAAATTTAAGACCTCATAAAGGTACCGGATTGCCCGGTATTGCAGAAGGTTTAGCTAAAAAGATAGGGCTTAGTGTTGAAAAACAACCTAGATACGCTTCTTCATACGAATCCCTTGAACATGATGCTGTTATTAGTTTGCATGACCTTGATCTTGATGAGTGGCAAGAGAATGTAGATATAGCATTAAATACCGGAGCCATAACCAGCGAGCAGGCCAAAGATATTAAAAAGGTATTTGCTCATTATATTGGGATGCGGTATGATTTCTCATTATATGAATATTTAGGAGAAATTTTTAAGAACCCAGATAAATATAGTCAAGAAGTAAAAGATGCGAATCGATTCTTTGAGATAATGGGGTGGAGTAATAAAAATATAGAATCTACACCTTCTACAATTATTAATTTATTACCTGAAGGGAAAGCTAATTTATTATCTAAGCCCCAGACCATTTTTGGTATGGTAGGCGACGATCAAGGTTTTGAAAATAAATTAAGAGAATTAAGACAAAAGACAATGAGTGCCGACCCTAGGGAGGCAGCTCAGGCCGAAGCTGATATAGAGAGGCTTCTTCAGGAAAGAAGTATGGCGAATAGCTCTACTTCAGGAGGAGTTAAGATACCTAGGTCGGCTAAGCTTGACGAATTATCTGAAGATGAATTAATTAAACAGTGGGAAGGCTCTGAACAATATGAAGTTGACAATTTTAAGCCGCAGCTTGATGAATTTAATTCAAAGCCTGAAGATATAAGAAACCAAGAAGTAGAAGACAGTATCTCGCTAGGAAGAGGTGCATTTGACACACTTCCTGCTGTTAAAATGTCTCGTGAGAAGAGGCAAGAAATTATAAATGAACTTATTAGACGCGGAAGTCCTAAGCTTAAATTCTATGCCGATTTTAACGCTGATAATCATCCTTATTTTGTAACTGTAATTGATGACGGAAATGATTTAATCTACTGGGAGGAAGCTACTCCGCCAATCAGATTTGATAATAATATTGCTTCCCATTTCCAAATAGAAAGAGGTAATAGTTTTGAAGATTCTGGTGGAGTTTTCTCCCAAGGTTCTATATATACTCTTAAACAAACAGAAAATGACATTAAATGGTGGCAGAGAACACTTTCTAGTGAATTAAATAGATATAATGGAGATTATTATAAAGATTTAGAAGATTATATTCAGAAAGTTAAAGAACGGAGAGATACGGAAGGTGGTTCGTTCTTTGGATCCGGCGGATATGTGTCATTAAAAGATAGCGGTAATAAGCCGCGCTCTGGAGGTATTAAGCTTTTCTTGGACAAAATGGAGGAAAGCGTAAGAGGACTTAAGTCTGGAAATGCAAATGTAACAAATAACTCTGTTGGAGTGGATAGTAGGGACGGGAATATTATCGATCTTTTAAGAAAGAATCGACAGGATCGTCTTGCTGCAATGAGAGACCAGATGCTTACTCCTGCTTCGCCGGAGTTACCAAAAGACGTTCTGGCAGGAGAAGCGGTTGATACTGATACTGCTTGGCAGATGCGCGCCCAACAAGCGCGTGAAGAAGCTGCTGCCGGGCAGAATTTTAACCCTGAACAAGTTCCTGCGCCTAGACAAGTAATTCCCCAGAATACAGCCGATCCGTTTGGCGCTCCAGCTCGTCCTGAATCTAATGAGTTTACTCAATTAGGCAGAAGTGTTGGGCCTGAGTATGTTCCTGATGATGGAATGACTCCAGATGAATACGTTCCTGTTCAGCCTAAAAAGCCAGTTAAGCCATTTAATGAATTTATACCTATGCCCGCCACAGGCAATAATGGAGAGATCAAGGTTACTGTTAATGGCAAGGAAGAAATAGTTAGATATAAGAGACCTGATATTTCCGCCGATTGGCGTCCTGTTACCTTGAAGGACTATCTTGAAGGTATAATATGGCGCAATCAAGCCATTATGAAAGAAGAGGATACTCTTGGGCTAGGAGATGGCAAAACAGCCATTATTGGCTCGGAACAAGGATCCGCAAGAATTGGTTCTGAATTAGATTTCAAGAGAACAAAAAGAAGGCTGTCTAGACCTAACAATTTTGAGAGACCTGTTGCACCTATTAATATAGGCAACCATAGATTAAGAGCCGCTGAGTTGCTTGAAGGGTTAACCAAGGAAGAACTTGAACAACAGCTTCCTGATGATGTTGACTTTCCTGATTTATTCAGCTCCTTAATTGGCGCTAGATATATAAGTGAAATTACAGACAAGAGACAGAAGGCGCTTGCACAGAGACAGAGAATTGTTCAATCAATTGAATCTGGGGAAACTGGTGCTGATGCTCACAGTATTGACGGACAGCCGCTTAATATTCAGAATACAACCGTCAACAGCCCTAAGGGCGGACAAAGTGGCACAGCCTCAATACAGGCAGCTACAGGGGATAATAATGGTGGTGGTATTGCTGCGGTTGCAACGATTGCTGAACCTGACGAAGTTAAGCCTACACTTAGACACCTTGGTGACGTTAGGAATTTTAGTGACGTTGTGGCTAAGGTAAAGACTTATAATAACCCGATTATTAGATTCCTTATCGGGCGCACACAGGTTAACCCATCGATATTATTTAACACTCCCGTTGGGAAAGCTATTGTTGCTAAATATAGACAGGACTTAGTTATTGAAGAATTAACTAATGCTGCGGTTACAGCCACTCTCGATCCGTTTACAAGAGCTGGCGGTGTTGGAATTGGTACTGTAAGAATGGGAGCGGACGAAAAGGGTATTATTAAATTAAAGAGTGGTAAGAAAGTTCACTGGAATGACGTTCTTTCAGATCTTAATACGTATAAGCCCATGCTTAATTCCCACCAGATTGCTTATGCCGAAACATTTAATGAAGTGCTTAACGACATTAGAATACTGAGGGATATTCATGGACTTGATAACCTCCCTGTTGAGGTTAATGGTAAGTTGTGGGTCCCGAGAACTGTTAGCGGCGTCAATGGTCTTGAACTAGAGACACCGAGAGCGTCTAATCACAGATTGGACAGAATCTACGAAACAGCTACAGAGGGTGTTGAAAACGGGATAACATACGCAGACCCTAGGGATACTCTCAAGCTTTATATTTACGATACTTATCGCGAAATTGTTAACAAGCAATTTGCTGATGAGATTGAAAGGGTGACTCCCGGCGTTGAATCTCTTGTTAGTAAAACAACAATCGATAAATATAATAAGTGGAAGAACATTTACGCCACAGAACGAGAGAAGTACAAGGTTATAGCCGAGCAGTATGCTAACAGCGGAACTGCTAGACAAAGAGATGCTAGTCTTCGCGAAATGATGAACCAGCAAAAGAAGCGCGTTGATAGAGCAAAGGCTATTTACAATACACATCAAGAAAGATATAACAATGCCCTGACAAGAGCAAAGGATGCCAAGTTTATTGGCGTTGATAATTTGTCTACTCCTAGAGAAGTTAAGGCGTTCAGTCTTTCTGGAAAGTCGGAAAGAATTGTTAGCAGAAAGGACCATAAATTCCTTTCCAATTACATAGGAGTTACTGGTATTGTTCCTGCTCAAACAGAGAACGTTGTTACCAAGTCGTTTAACGCTTTTGGTAAGACAATTAGAACTGCTACTGCCACATTCGACTTTGCTGCGCCGTTTACGCACAACTTGCCTTCTCTTGCTGTCAACCCTCGTGGTTGGGCTAAGTCTACTGCAATGCAGTACGCGGCATACGTTAATCCGAAAGTTAAGGCTAATTATATTAGAGATAACGCTGCCGTCATTAATGAAATGGCTGCATATGGAGTTCCTGTTGGAGCCTCTGAATATTTCGAAGGAACAGCAAGAAACGGCCCTATTGAAACTGTCTACAGAAAGGCAATTAAGCCTATTCCTGTGGCTGGGAAAGTTGTAGGTATAACAGGTAGGCAGACTGTGGGTAGGTTTGAATCTGCTATGGAAACAGCTCTGTTAGTTAACCGTGTTGAAATGTGGAAAGCTAATAAAGAGGCTTTTATGAAAGAAAACCACGGTTTTCTTCATAGTGGAATAGGAGTTACTGATAACGGACTTGATGGATTAGCTCAGTTTGTTAGAAATGTTACTGGTGGACTTGATTCAAGAGCGCTTATGGTTGACAAAAACCATAGAGACTTAGAGTCTGTTTGGTTAGCCTTCTCGCCTAAGCTTATGCGTTCCACCTTTGCTCTTATGGGTATGGCGATGAAGCCTAATACAAGAGAAGGTAGAGCCGCCTTAAGATCCTTAGCGCTTCTTTCTGGCGGCAGCGTTGCTGCATTCTACTTATTAAACAGAGCTTTTGGGAATTCGCATGAAGATTCCGTTGAAGCTATTACTCCTACGTCTGGACGTAAATTCCTCGCTGTTAAATTAGACGATGGATACTACGGAATTGGTGGACAGATTAGAGCTGTTGCAACTCTTCTTGCTAATTCCGAACAAGTCATGGAGTCTGGTGACTACAGTAAATTTGCTACTTGGAACCAGTTTGATAATCCTATTCTTAACTTCTATACATCAAGAGGCTCTCCGGGCGTTAGCTTAGCTCAAAACGCAATCGAATCTTCGACTGGATTAAATTCTAATCCGTTCGAGGAAGTTAACGGACCCAAGGGTTTTCTCCTTACTACATCTAAGGATTTCCTCCCGTTCCTTGCACAGAGTTACATTCAGGGAAAGGATATTCTTGGAGAAAATCCTGAAGATCCAGAGTCTAGCATGAAGTCTCTTATATTTTCTGCTAACGGATTAAGAACTATTCCATTTAGCAGAAGCGAAGAAAGAGATATGACGATCGAAGCGGAAGGCTATATTACTTCTGACGGAACTCAGGCTAAGACTATTAAAGACCTTAATGACAAGCAGCGAAAGGATTTCTATGAAAAGCATCCTGTTTATCAGATAGATCCTGTTAACGATAATGTCACTAAGTACTTTACTTCTATCTCTGAAATAAATGACCAGTTTGACAAAGAGGTCTTAATGATGGCCGCTAATGTTAATAGCGGCAAGATGAGTAAGGAAGCCTTTAGAAAATGGTATAACGATGCTAATAAAAATAGATATTCTAAGATAGACGGCTCGAAAAAGGCGTTTGAATTAGTGCCTGCTGAACGATATGGATTCAAGGGCTCTGTTAAAGATTATCTTGAAAGCAGAGATTCGCGTCCTGAAGATAAGGCTGTTGATAAATATTACACACTTGCAACCGAGGTCCCGTTAAAGAACGACGGAACGTACGACTTTGAGGAAGTAGCTAGAAGAAAAGAAGCTTTCATGAAGAGCCTTTCCAATGAGACAAGGGCCTATGTTATAGAAATGACTTCTTCCTCAAGAAGAGATAGATTAGAAAACGATGTTATGACCGAATATGATATCGTTAAGAAAACTACCAAACCCTTCTTTGAGGCAGAGAATGAAGTCTTTAGCTATATGCATAAAAATAGCAAATTCTTTGCTCAGTTCAAGGACAAGGAAGCATATCAAGCTTGGATTGATGAAACAGCTAATGGGTACGGGATAACCAGTGACACGCTCGCGACAGTTCTTGGAAGTAAATTCCCTGATATTAAGGCGTACAATAAAATTGAGAGTGAATATAAGAGACTGATGCGTATTAAGAATCCTGAACTAGATCGTTCTCTCGTGGAATGGTACGGAATGGAACCCGCAAATAGACTTGAATATACTCTTAATAACTTCGGGCTTTCTGGAGGTGCTGGATTAGCGCAAGCTGTTGCCGCAGATAGAAGTCTTAACAGTACTAAGGGAGACCTTTCTCTTGGCTTAAACCTAAGAAGAGAAGGGTATAAATTAACAAACAGAAAATTCAGAAGGCCTTATTATTCATTAAAATAATACAAATATTAAGTATGGTATAATTTATTAAACGGAGGAATACTACATTGGCACGTAAAAGAACCAGCGAAGACGAATTAATCGACGACAGCGATTTATTTGGCGAAGATTATTCGTTCGACGACGAGGAACTGAACGAGGACGAAAACGACGAAGAATTCGAAATTGAACATCTTTCACCTCGTGAGCGGAAGAAGTACGAAAAGATGAGAGAGTCGATTGAAAACGCAGTCGTAAATGCCCTTGCCGAAGGGGACTCCGATGGGAAGTTCTATAAGGGACTTCAGAGAGTTTTAGCCAAAAAGGATAGGGAGCTGTACGAAACAAGAGATGCGCTTGGGTCTCTTCTTCAAAGATTTGGTATTATTGAGGATAAAGCTCAAGACTTAGATTTCATGAAGAATATCATAAAGGATATGCTTGATGATGAGTCGAAGGAAATCTTTGATAACAAGTACCAAGGATTTAAAACAAAAAGAGAACAAGAAGCTCTTGCTGAACAGCAGAGAAATTTTCTCTATCAACAACAAATGGCTAACCAGTTAGGCTACCAAAGATACGGTACAGACGACGACGAGAGCGAAGCTCAAATCAGACAATATCGTAAGCAGGCCACAGAGAAATTAAAGGCTTTCGCTAAGAAGGCCGGAATAGATCCTAATGATAAGGATCTGGATTACGGTACAGAGGACGAACCTCTTCTTACTAGAATGGACAAACTTGCTTCTTCTATTGAGAAGATATCTTCGGAAGAAGATGAGGAGATCGACTATGTGAGACCTAGACAAAGAGTTAAGCCGTCTACTCGTACAAGAAACGAGTCCGCTGGCGACGATAGTGTTGCAGTAGGTAGAGATTTAATAAGCAAAGCCTCTGCACAAATGATTGAGAAAATGAGAAAAATGAGGTAATAGACTATGGCTACAGTGCTTAATCTCGCTGATATTCAAAGAGCCAAGGCCAAGAAAGGCGACATGGCTGGCGCTGGTGTTGTTAGTCTGATTATTCAGGAGTGTGATATTGCCAACCTTCTCCCTTGGAGAACGCTTGGTACACTCTCCGTAAAGGATCGGACTACAAACTCTATTCCTACTGTCGGATTCAGACAGGGTAGAGGAACTAGCTTCGGGACAATTTCTGGTATTGGTCAGGGACAGGCCGTCGATGAAGTGTTCCAAATGGGCGCGCAAATCGATATTGAAAAGATCGACACTCGTGATAGCGAGGCTCCCGATCTCTTAGGTGAGCGCACAAAGCTCGCTGTTAAGGGTATGTCTTGGACGTTTAATGATTATTTCATTAATGGTGACCAAGCTTCCGACCCGCATGGCTTTGATGGTATTAAGGTCCGCCTTGCCAACATGGCCTCTGCTCAAATTGTTTACGGTAACTCTGGCTCTGCCGAACTTGATGTTCGTGCTGCTGCTGGTCCTTCTGAAGCGACAATGTACACATTCCTTGACAAGATTGACGAAGCTATTGACGCCTTAGATGGCCACAATGGCGACATTGCGCTTACGTCTTCCGACTTTATCGCTACGCTTAGAAGCGTACTGAGACGTCTTGGTAAGTACACAGAGAAGACTCTTGACCTTCCTAATTACACAGGTAACGTTGGTCGCAGAACTTCTTCTGATAAACCTAGTAAGCCTGTGCTTATTTATCCTGAGGATAAGGGTATTAAGTGGTACGATATGGGCTTTAAAGCCGATCAGTCCACTCGTGTTATCGGCACAGATACAGTTAACTCGCAAGCCTGTAGACCTGTTTATTTCCTTAAGTTAGGACACCCCTATATTGAGGGAATTCAGATGTATCCTATTGAAGTCGGGGAACCTAAGCTTACTGACGATCAGCTCTCTTTTAGAGTTACTGTTGACTGGCCTGTTGGGCTCCATCATGTTCACAACAAGGGTATTTCTAAGCTTGCTGGCGTTAGAGTGGCCTAAGGAAAGGGGTAAGAAATGAGAGATTCTAGAATTACAATTTTCACAGGCGCTCCGCTCGCTATTACAACTGCTACCACTACAAACGGTGCAACAATTGATCTCCAAAGCGGATATGTTGGGGGTTACATCGAAGGCGCTCCTGCGGGTTACGGACTTGGTATCGAGATTATTTTCTCTTCCATTACTGGTTCGCAGGCTGACGTTGATTGTTATTGGCAGGTCTCCCTTGATGGTTCTACATGGGAAACAGACCAAAAGATTATCGAGGGTGCATTAGACGATCTTGACGGTTCTATTTCTAATGCTATCCGTGTTAAGTCCAGACTCCGCACAGCATTCCGTTATGCCAGAGTCGTGATTGTTTCGTCCAATATGAGCGGTAGCTCTTTTAATGTCAACGCTTGGGTCACAGACGCTAGCATTGATCAGGCTTATGGACAGAAGTATCTCGTCAAGAGTTAATCTGTTTGTAGATAAAAAAATAGGCAGGAGAAATCCTGCCTATTTGTATTTATGGTATAATCAAGGTTAGAGGTACGTAATGATTAGTAAGAATAGACACAACGAGACAACATCTAACGGGAGATTTATTTATGTGATTAAACCTAATTTCGTAAAGAGAGTTATTACACATAACCAAGAAGATACAGAAATTAGTAATAAGCACAACAAGGATTTCAACGGGATACGGTACGATGTGCATTTCAGAAATGGAATTGGCAGAACTACTAGTAGAGCCAAGGCTAAGTTATTTTCTGAAGAATTAAGCTATGTTGTTCAGCTTCATAAAGATGACACTCCTTGGGTTGAGGTTAAGCCTAAGGAGCAACAGGTAGAATACCTTGACTTCGATGAAGGCGATCTTTATGAAGTAGATGAAACCGAATACAAAGAGGAAGTTAATGATTAACCAAGATATAGAAACGTTTGTTTCTAATCATATGGCAATAATGGAGCTTGTTAAAGAAAACATTAACCTTAAGGGCTATATAAGAAATCTTCAAGAAGAAATTAAAGAACTTAAAACGCCTAAGGAAGATTTTTCTGGAGAGCTTGACACAGATGACTTTATCGTGAAGTAAAGAGGTAGATTATGTCTTATATAGAATGGACAAGCGTACATGCTCCAGCGGCTAACACCAAAGCGACCGTTACTAAGGCTGCTGTTTCTAATGCAATTCATGTAGTTAGTGGTTTTACGGCAACGTTTGTTGCAGACGCGGTCGCTCCAACTGCCGTCACTGTTACAGTTTCTCTTTTAGATGGAGCTACTACAATTTGGACCGGAGGAATGTCACTACCTGCTACTGCTGGCGCTAGCGCCGAGCCTATTATAGTAACAGGAATAGATTTACCCGGCACCATTAATCAGGATATGAAATTAGAGTTTTCTGCTGCTGGTGGAGCTAATACAGTTGAGGCGGTAGCGCTTATGGGTTATAGCATAGTAACTTAAGAGGTGATAAATGACTATTGATCAACATGTTAATTTCGCTTACACAACAGTAGCGACTGTTCCTTCTCCGGCTGCGTCTGGCACTTCTGTAGTTGTCACGGATGGCTCTGTATTCGGCAGTACATTTCCTATTCACGCAGTCATAACTGCCGCAGGAACTACTGCTGTTAACTCAAATAGTGAGATAGTTAAAATCACCGCTAGATCTAGTAATACATTAACTATAACTAGAGCGCAAAAAGGATCCTCTGCAAGAACCGTCCTTAGTGGCGATCGAATTTACGCTGGCGTTTTAGCCCATCATTTAACAGATATTGAATATTCCATTCCGTTTAATGTTAAAACATATGGAGCAGTTGGTGACGGATCCACTAATGACACAGCATCGGTTCAGGATGCCATTGACGCCGCTGTTGCTAATGGTGGAGGGATTGTTTATTTCCCTAAAGGGACATATAAGGTTACTAATATTCAAATTGACGGGTCTGTAAGAATTCAGGGTTCGCTAAGATCTGTCTCTACTATTTCTACAGCAGCTACAGATAACTATGCTGCCACTATTTCTAATGGGTATGCAGAGATTAGTGACATAAGATTCCTGTATACTGGGGCAAGTAGCCAAACTACAGGTGGCTTGCTTAAGTGGGAAAATGGCGCTAGTATGTCCAATGTTAGATTTGAAACATCCAACACTTCTAACAAGGCATATAGATTAGTTGATCACATAGGAGCGCCTAGCGCTAACTGGTTATGGCACAATTGCACATTTGGAAATGCGGTTACAGCCGTAGTAGATGCTGCTGTCCATCTAGACCAAACTACTACATACCCAATGCCAGGCGACACAATGATCACTGATTGTCAGTTTCTTGATACAACAAAAACTGCAACAGGACTGAGAGTTAAAGGCGTTCCTTCAGTAAGACTAGTTAACCCTAAGTTTCTTGGTTACAATATAGCAGTTCTTATCGACTGGAGCAATTCACTCGGCACGAGCAATGGCTTTTATTGGAATGCAGGTAGCGCGGAGAATTTTCTCACAGCAGGTCTTAGAGTCTTAAGAAGCTCTGGTTCCTATAATCTTATTGATAATTACCTTTCCTCAGTTGAATTTGTTCCAAGCTCTTCTGTTAGCGGTGCGATTTGCGTAGATATACAAGACGGATCTGCTTCAGGATTTAATATTACTGGCTGTATCATGATGCCGGTATACACAAACGGCATTGGAATTAAGCTCGGATCCGGCGCTGATAAAGTTTCTATTATAGGAAATCTTATCAGAGGCGCTACTACTGGAGTTGATATTAACTCAAGCGCAACTAACGTGTATATAGGTGGTAATTATTTTCAAGGATGTACTACCGACGTCTCCGACGCTGGCAATGTAATGTCTGCGTTTAAGGCGTATGGTGACGCCAATGTAAAGGGATATCTTAATGTTGGCTCTACTTCAGCGCCAACTAATACAGCAGACGGCGACGTCACAGCATTGCAGGTTTATACACCAAAACTTATAGGCTCCACAACAGATGCATCTGGTGCTGGATTAACAATAACAACAACAGATCATGCCACTAAGGGAACTATAACTTTTGGGACAAGTAAGTATGATGAGGCTAATAATAGACTCGGAATTGGAATGACTCCTACAGTTCCTCTTGATGTTACGGGCAGGGTCATATTCCAAGGATCTCATACTGACGCAGCTGCGTTTACTCTTAATGGAACAGTAACTACGGCTAGCAATGCTGTCGGGCAAGTAATGATTGTAAGTGGCACCATTGATGGCACAGGGAATAACCCTGCCGCGTTTAGGCTTAATACAACATTAGCGCCTGCTTCTGGTACAGTTGGTTCAAGCTACGGACTTAGATTAACCCCCATGTTTGCCGCTCCCACAGGAGCGACTCAAACATCAGTATATGGTTCGTTAGCGCAAGTTCAAACTGGTAGCGCCGGCGGAACAGTTTCTAATCTTATTTGTTATTACGCAGGCAAGGTTTTAGGTACTCAAATACCCACGACTATTACAGGCATGGTGATTGATAATATGGGAGCTGCTAGCGTTACTACTGCTACGGGTATTTCTATTAATAAGCCTACGTCCGCTACTAATAACTACTACATGGCTTTTGATACAGCAGACGGAGCGGCGGCTGGTGCCTACTCTGGAAAGTTGCCTATCTCTGTTGCTGGAAACCTCAGATATCTTCATTATTTTAGCTAAGGATTAGGTGATGAATTTAAAATTAAATAAGGCAGAAATAGCAGGTCTTACTTGGGCCAATAATAAAATTCAGGAAGCGCAAAAAGAATTTAATGAAATGGTCCAAGAGGTAGGTATTCCTTCCGGTGTTCAGTTTTCCATTGAACATGATGGTACGGTAGTATTTACTGATATTCCTGATATGACAGACCTCATAGAAAGAGCTAATGAAATAAACCCTATCCCAATCGAAGAAGTAGAGGCTGTCATTAATAAAAGAAAGGCTAGGTAACTATGTCTGAATATTTCGGAGGACAGCAATTTGGAGAATATGATGATTCTTCAGGAACGTTACGAGCTATACGTGCTATAATTAGAGGGGGCAAAGTTGTCCCCTCTAAAATAGCAATAGGCAGTAAAGTAATGTTCACTAAAATTAAAGGCGGGAAAGTAGTATGGCCGTAACTATAACTCATAATATAGAAGAATTAGAACTAGATGCATTAATTGCTCAAGGCTATACTACAATTAAGCTTTATTATGCCTCTACTCCAGACGGAGTTTATGCAGATAGTGGAGCTACTCCTGATCCTGCAACATTAGCTGAATCAAACACAGACGGACCTCCTCATGAATTTACATTCGAGTGGGCTAGCGGTTCTCCTGCTTATTGGTATAAAGTCTTAGCATTTGATGGCGCGTCTCTTTCTGATATTAATGATTCTCAGGCGTTTCATGGTGGTGGCGGAACTACATTAAAAACGCTTAGACAACGTCTTGGTAAGATGACTAAGACTATGTTTGTTGGACAAACAACGTCTGCCGGAAACGTTGGTGGCACTACCTTAATTTGCAGCCATGCTCGTTTTTCTAGGTTCCCAGATGACTACTTCGGAGGGTTTTCTGGAGCAGATGGATGGAGTGTTTATATACCGTCTACCGGATCTTGGAGCCAGATAACAGACTGGGTACAATCTACATCTACATTTACCGTGAGCCCTGCTTTAAGCGCCCAAATTGGTTCTGGTACAGAGTTTGAAGTTAGCTTCAGATTTACTCCTGAAGATTATAAGGACGCTATCAACTGGGCTATAGTTGATTGTTTTCCTATATTATATAAGCCAATTATCGACCTTTCTATATATACAGAGGACGACCTTTATCAGTACCAAGTACCTCAAAATATAAGAATAGTTAACAAGGTAGAAATGGAATCGACTTCTAATTCAGATTCAACAGATAGTAGAACAAAGGGAATGCCTTGGCAGGAAATTCCTTTTGAAATTATAGATGATGGACTTATTCGTACATTCGAATTTAAGAATGAATTAGCAGAAGATCGAAGATTGAGAATACATGGAACATCCATTTTAACTCAGTTATACAATGAGTCTGATTACGTAGAAGCTATTGATCCACAGATCGATCTTATTCTATATAGAGCTGCTCATAAATTATATGCAGATCTCGCAAATACTGCACCTAGCACAGATGTTAATAGATACAAAGAGCAGGCTACATATTACCAGTCGCTATTTGTAGAGAATAAAACAAAGAGATCTAGGCGCAGACGTTCGCAACGTATATGGGGACATGATGCTAGATGGGGGGCTGGATAATGCCTGCTGGAGATAATTCGTTTCCTTTTGATGTTTCATTGACTGTAAATGGAGGATCCACTTATGGATTTATGCTTGTGTCCCCTCCAGGGCAGACGAAGCAATTGCAGACAACAGAAGCTCCTCCTATAGAATCTCAAAGACTAGTCACTCAGGACATTGCTAATGCTAGGGACTTTGATCCTAAATTAGATACCCCGTTTTCTATGTCTGATTTTTCTGGCGGTGTTGGCCAAATGGAATTCGATTTTTCAGACGAAAAAGCATACTGGTGGGGAAGTGGAGTTATTACTCATGTTCCGGGCAAGGTCTTTTTAGCTCCGCCTGTAGCGTCTACTGAAACATTAACAGGCTCAACTGGCGATGTTGCTGGAATGTGTACGTATCTTACTAGTGCAAACGTTAGATACGACTTCTTATGGGAAGGCTTAAACATTTGGCGACGGACAGCAGCTAACGCCACTAATGACTGGACTAAAGTCTATACAGCAGGCGTAGCTATAACTGATTTTAAGATATTTAATGGCGTAGGCGTTATAGCTATTCCTTCAGATGCTACTACTACAGACTTCTTAACACAGGCAGATGTTACAGCAGCGGCTACTTGGGTTCCTATTGGTAGAAACCATTCTCCCTTTTCTTCTGGCACTAAGCCAACTAGATTTGAGTCAATACGCGGAACGCTTTATGCGTTCGTAAATAACGATCTTGTTTATTACACTACAGACCCTACTGTTGATGGTTGGACTGGCCCTATTGATATAGCTTTATCTGGAACAGGAAATCTTGGAGGTTCAACTGGAGACAGCACATATTCCCTTCAGGGAGTATCTGTTGTTAATGACTTTCTATTTGTCAGAAAGAAGGATGCTGTTTACTCCATAGATAGCCAGCAAGATGTTATAGAGGTTCTGTGGCAATGGAAAGACAAGCCATCTGAGTACAACTTCAAATACGCTGCTGTCGGCGGGGACTTGCTTATTTACAATGTTGGCCCTGAGGTATGGATATACGATCCGCAGACAGGGCAGAACGTTAATACCGGGCTAAGCAAAAAGTCTGGATTTACAGTAAAAGAAGTGCTTGGTATATCAGCAGACTCCCAATTCATGTATGTACTAGCGAAGGTTAGAGTTAATACAATACGCTCAGAAGACAGTATTGCTCTGTTTATGGGAACTAAGATACGTCCCGGTCAATATGCATGGGAAGTAGCTTACGAAGTTACGAGCATAGGAACAGATACTTACGGGCCTATGTTTGTGTTCCCTCAAGGGTTAGGGTCTAGAGTTTATATAGTAAGAAATGATTCTGGTGACACGGATACAATTATTATAGATTTCCCGGCAGAATGGGATTCGTCATTGTCTTCTACGTTCGCTACAACTGGAACTCTTTGGACCTCCATAACAAGAGGAGGTTTCCCCGGTTTTCAAAAGAGGCAATTATATACAAATATAAACGCATTGCAGGTTGACGCTACTGAGACAATCACAGCCAGCTTAGTAACTGATATAAGTACTACTAACTATTCTGCTATGACTAGTTCTCCGCAAGAAACAAATCTTACAAGTAAGTATGGTTTGTATAATTATTTCAAGTTCGTTTTAGCTGGAGACGGTTCAGCCACTCCAGTTTTGAAAAATTTTGACCATCATACCCGTGTTAGGTATAAGTACCTCCCGCAGGTTCAGGTTTCAATTAGGATAGCTGATTATACCGAATTAAGAAACGGCGGCAAGTCAACACTTAAAGCTCATCAACTCTGGGATAATTTAACTACACTTAGAACAACCAATTCAGAGATAACATACAAAGACTTTCTCGGCAACAGCTTTCCCGTGACAGTTGATCAAATATTTGTTCAGCCATCTAGACACGAAGGTAAGCTTCAATACGAAGAAGAGGCTGTTGTTATAATGACAAGATGTGACAGAGGTGCGTAATGAGTGGAATAGATGACAGGATTAAGTATTTAGAGGAATTCGCTGAATCCGTTATGGCAGGAGCGTACACGCAAGTTGCGCCATTAGGCCCTAATTCTCTGTCTAAGCATGCCATTAAAGCAAAGTCTATAACTGGATCAATGATTGATGTTACAAATTTAGCTGCTGTTAAAACAAAAACAGGGAGCCTTTCTGTAGATGGTGATTTGACCATAGCTACAGGAGGCTCCCTGAGAAGTGGGAAAACTAGTTATTCAGACGTTGCTAACGGTGGTTATTATATAGGACTCGATTCAGGAACTCCTAAGATTAGAGTTGGAAATATTGGACACTCCGCAGGTTTTACTTGGGACGGATCTTCATTAGATGTTAAAGGAAGTATTTCTGCAACTGGAGGATCTATCGGTGGCTGGATTATCGGTCCAACAGATTTAACTTCCGATACAGGAGCCACTGGTATTGCGAGTAGCGGTTCACTTAGGTTTTGGATTGGGAATACTACTCCTTCCTCAGCACCTTTCAGAGTCTCTTCAGCGGGCGCTCTGACGGCAGAAAGTGGTACAATAGGTGGTTGGACCATTAATGGAATAACAGGGCTTTATTTGGGCTCTGGTGCGTCCACACGAGGTATTGATACTGGCTCTACAACATTCTTTGCTGGAGCAGCCACACCAAGTTCTGCTCCTTTTAAAGTTACCTCCAGTGGAGTTTTATCCGCAACAGGAGCAACTATTACAGGAGACTTAACTGCTTCGTCTTTAACTATTACAGGCACGGCTAGTTTCTCTGGTGGAACAATGACATTACCTAATGGTGGCTCAATCACGTCTTCCACCGTCGATTTAAACCAAGGGACTCTTGCAAATCTTACAGTAGATGGAGATATAACTGTCGGAAGCGGGGGGAAGATCAAGTTTGGCTCTGGGGCGGCGGACTATCTCAACAACAATATCCTTCACTTTGAAGTAAGTTCTACCGAAAAAGCCGTAATCGAATGGAAGAATTCAAC